AAAATGGTACTATGGACTACATGGGACGTAGCCAAGGCTTCCAGTCTTCTGGTCAGTTCAATGGTTACCGTGTAATGATGAGCCAAACAATGCCAGCTATCTGGGTTAAAGACCCAACTAAAGTTTTAAAAATTGTTATGAGAAACCCTGTAACAGGTGGATCATTCTAATCTAAACTAGAAAGGAGAGGGAGGGGGAAACTCCTCCCTTTTTTTCTTTATATTTAACCAACATAAAAATAAAACCAACAAAACATGGAAAATTTCACAATGGTAGAAACGGGCAATGGTACCGTAAAGAAAACAGCAATTGCTGTAAGACCGTTCTTTGACAATGCAGTCTCTAATATGGGACTAGAAAATTATGGCTTATCTCTGTATGACGGAGTTAAGCACTTTGAACAACTTGCTTGCTTAGAGCAAAACGGAGTTATTAGATATCTTACCGGTCTAAATGAATTTGCACCAGAGATTAAACTTCTAAAAGGTAATGACAAAGAAGCAAGAGTAAAAGAAATTAGAACAGCTATTGCTGAACTTGAGACAGAGTTAGCAGCTAATGTTATAGAGATTGATGATCCTCAGTTCTGGAACAAAGTAAAGTTACTTAAACCTGACAATAAAGACTTCTGGAATAGAATTCATATTGCATGTGGTAATGATCCTTTATTCTTAGATCCTACAGATCCATATGATAGAATTAAACTTTATGCTATTGAAGCTGGAGGTTTTTCTATTGTAGCAAAAAGTTTTGATGATGCAAGATCAAGAGCTGTTCCACCTAAGTTTTACTTAGACAAACAAGAACAGACAGTTGTTGCAAGAACTGAATACAAGAAAATGCGTAACAAAGCACTTTCTGAACTTCAGAAATTATTTGACAAAAACAGTACTAAACTATTCTATGTAGCTAAAGTAGTAGATGGTAACAGTACACAATATAGAAAATCAACACCTAATGATGTTATGTATGAGAACATGGACTTGTACATTAATGGTGAAGGTGTTGAGAGCAACAAAGAAAGAGCAGCTAAGTCTTTCCTTGAAGCTGTAAATATGGATATGGAAACACTTAAAATTAAGTCAATTGTAAGAGATTCCATATTTTTTAAGTATATTATTAATAAGGCTGATGGTTATATCTATCATTCTAAAACTAATTCAATGTTAGGAAGGAATGTATCAGATGTAATAGAGTACTTGAAGAACCCACTCAATGAGGATGTTCTAATTGATCTCAACAAAGCCTGTGAGAAATTTTGGAATTCTTAAACTTAAAATAAAATGAAAAAAATGGTCAAAAAGAAAATGGGCGGCAAAGTTAAAAAATATGAAGATGGCGGCCCAGGTCCAGTAACCAGACAAGATATCAAGCAAGCTAAAATGCAAGCTAAACTTAATAGAATCAATGCTGGTACAGAACCCTCTACATACGAAAAAGTTGCAAATATTACTGGTAATGTAGCTAAAACTGCAGCAAGTGCAGCTCAAGTTGCTGATGCAGTTAGAGATACAAGAACTGGTATGAGTGGTCCTGGTGGAATGAAAAAAGGTGGCTCTGTTAGAAAGTATCAAGATGGTGGAATGACCGGTTTTGAAAGAAGACAAGCTAAAAAGGTAGGTAGAGCAGAGACAAAAGCAACTGTTGCTAAGATTGAAGGAGAAGGTACTGTTGCTCAAAAAAGAGATAACAGAGCTAAACGTGTATCTACAATGGCAGGAACTGCTAGAGCTAAAACTCCAAGATCAGTTTCTACATCTACATCTACATCAAATTCTACATCTACAGTTAATAATAATGAAGCTCCTAGAACGCCTAAAACTACTCCAGGATCTACAAAAACTACTGGTAAAACTGTAACTAAACCTAATATTCCTGCAGGTAAACCAAAACCAGAATATACAAGAACTAGTGTTAAAACAGTAAATAAAGATAGTGTTAAAAGTCCTGTAAGATACAAAACAGGTGGTATGGTAAACTCTAATGCAAAAGTTTCTGCATTAAAATCTGCTGGATCAAAAGGTGTTAAATCTGGAGTTAATCCTAAAGCTGCTGCATCTAAAGTTGCTAGAGGTAGAGTTGGTGGAACAAGTTCTGCTCCTAAGACTGCTGTACCTAAAGCTAAGTATGGTATGGTAATGCGTAAGAAATAATTACTATGCCAAAAGATGCATGCTATTCTAAAGTAAAAGCACAGTATGCTGTGTTTCCTTCAGCTAGGGCTTCGCAGGCTATTGCTAAGTGCCGTAAAGGTTCTGGTAATGTTAGGAAAACTAAAGCTGGTAGTGATCTTAAAAGATGGCAAGCAGAGAAGTGGCAAGATACAAAATCTGGAAAAGCTTGTGGTGCCGGTGGTAAAAATGAATACTGCCGGCCAACAAGAAAAGTATCTAAAGATACACCTAAAACAAAGTATGAATTAACTCCTTCTAAACTAGCTGCTAAGAAAGCTGAGAAGTCTAGAGTAGGCATGGGAAGAAGAGTTAAAAAAGCATAACAATGGCAAAGTCCCCAGCATGGCAAAGAAAAGAAGGTAAGAATCCATCAGGAGGTCTTAATGCTAAAGGTGTTGCTTCTTATAGAAAAGCCAATCCAGGCAGTAAACTTAAAACTGCTGTAACTACTAAACCATCAAAGCTTGCTCCAGATAGTAAAGATGCTAATAGGAGAAAATCTTTTTGTGCTAGAATGTCTGGTATGAAGAAAAAACTTACAAGTTCAAAGACAGCAAATGATCCTAACTCAAGGATCAATAAGTCTTTGAGAAAGTGGAACTGTTAAAAATTATATAAGATGAAAATGTTGAAGACTTGTAAAACAGGTTGCGGTAAAATGAAATCCGGAGGAACTGTTAAGAAAGTAAAGAAGATGGCTGATGGCGGTCAAATTTATGGTATTCCACAAACTGGTCCTACTGGTCCCAACTATCAAGGTATTGATACCATGAAGAAAGGTGGTATGGTTAAGAAGATGGCTAAAGGAGGTGCAACTAGTTTTGGTATGCTTTCAGTAAAAGCCGGTGTGGATAAAAACCCTAAGCCTACTGCAGCAGACAGAATTGTTGGTGCTAAAAAGAAAGCTAAGTTTGGAGCATCTGTTCCAGTACAACGTTCTCCAGCTCCAGGTAGAGTTAGATCTTCATCTGGTGTAGGTACTGTTCCTGTAGGTACACGTAAGAAAATGGGGGGTACAATTAGAAAAAAGAAATAGTTATGGCAGTAAGTAAAAAAAGTCAGGATTGTAATTACGGATCAGACTGTCCTCCACAACATGGTTGTGTAGATGGTAAGTGTGTTCCATGGGCAAAAAAACCAGGAATACTTGGTAATACAAGTGCAAAAATTGGTGCCGGCATTATTGGAGCAGGTCTTGCTGCAATTGGAACCAGAGTTGCAAAAAACATAAAGGAGAACAAACCTGTTAGACAAGCAAAAAGAGCAGCTAAGAAAAATTCTGATCTTATTGCAAAAAGAGGTGGTGCAGTTGCAAAACGTACAACTACTAAAAGAAAATAGTCATGCCTGTTAAAAAGAGTACTTCACCAAGAGAGTCTAAACAAAAGTTTTATTCACCTGACGGTAATTATAAAACAACAGTTAAGAAAAGATATGGTGCACCAGAAACAGTTAAAGAAACAAGAACTGTTAAAGGTGTAATTAATAAAGTTGCAAAGCCTAGTTCTGGCACAGCTCCATTAATTAAAGAAGAACCTCTAAGATATGCAAAAAAAGGCGGATCTACTGGTGATAAAAAGTGGATACAGAAAGCAATTAATCCTGCACATAAGGGTTACTGCACTCCAATGACTAAATCTACTTGTACCCCAAAGAGAAAAGCACTTGCTATTACTTTAAAAAAGATGGCTAAAAAAAGATAAGAAATGTTAAATAGTACAATTGAAATAAAGATCAAGCAACGGCTAAATAAATTAGATAGCCAGGACTATGACAACATTGAATGTTGGCAAATAGTTGAGGCATTTAATAAAGCACAGGTTGAGTGGGCTAGAAGACAATTGCATGGCATTAACTTGGTTAAAGAAGGTGATGAAGGTTCTACTCGTAGAAAAGATGATCTACAAGTATTACTTAATAGAGAACCACTTACACTTTCAGATAAAGAATATTATTACTTTGGCAATCTTCCTGAAAACTATTTACAGTGGAAAAGAGTAGATGTTCTTGCTAAACAAGAATGCTGTGAGAAAAGAAGAATGACAGTATATCTTGCTCAAGAAGGAGATCTTAATGTTCTTCTAAGAGACAAGGGTAAGCAGCCAAACTTTGAGTGGGGTGAAACATTTGCTACTCTCATTGGTAATACCACACATATCTATACTAACAATGAATTTGAAATACAGAGTGCAGATCTAATTTATTATAGACAGCCAATTAAAATTCAGATACAAGGATGTGTAGACCCATATACAAGTGTACAATCTACACAGAATGTAGAATGTGAATTTAAGGATGATATAGTAGAATTAATAATTGATGAAGCAGCAAGTATTCTTGCTGGAGACATTGAGTCAGGAAACCAATTCTCTAGAGGTACAGAAACAGCAGAACGTAACAATTAATCATGGAAAATAAAACAAGACTATTAAAAAGAAATCCAGAGCCAGCTAAAACACTTAGCAGACCACAAGTCACTGTTACACAACCTAAGAGTGAACCAGCTAAACCACAACCTACTCCAGATGCTGGAGTTGGTGGTAGTTCATTAGATACAATGACAGCAGCATGTGCTACAGAAATGATGAATGCTGCAACTAGTTTTCACAGACTTCATTTAAAAGTTACTGGTGATGGTTCTTATGCTGCACACAAAGCACTAGGAGAATTTTATGAAGGATTACATGGACATGCAGATACTCTTGTAGAAGGATATCAAGGTATAGCAGAAAAACTTCTGAAATATACAGACATGCCAATTAGAACTCTAGATACTACTGCAGATGCTGTAGGTTATTTAAGAGATCTATATAATACAATTAACAAGCTCCAAGGTATGATGCCTTACTCAGAGATAGTAAATAATCTGGATCTTGTTAAAGACTCTATTAATTCAACTAAGTATAAATTACTTTTCTTGAAATAATTTGGAAGTTTTAAAAACTTTCACTATATTATAATATATGTTTATTAATTAAAAATTAGAAAAAATGGCTTATTTTAATCATGCTTTTCAAAAAGCTTTCTTAGGCACTGGTGCTACTCGCGCAAGTGTTGCGGTTGATAGATTGGGTACTACACCTATTTCTACTTCCACTGAGTTTGGTTATGTTACTACTGATGGTGTACCAACTTACGGTTTGAACCAATTAAAAGCATCTGCTGCTTCTGAGTATGCAAATGGTTACTTTGGTATCTTTAGCCCATCAACTAACTTGACTATTACTCCATCTTCTTGTTGTAATGTATATCTTGCAGGTTCTGCAATTTATGACAATGATAAGATTGGTCCTTTAGCAGGTGGTTATCAAGAGACTAACAAGTCTAAAATGATCAACCCTAAGTATGTATCACGTTTCTATTCTGTAGCTCCATGTGTTCCACAAAACAATGTGATCCACGTAGGTTCTACATTCTGGACTGCAGGTGGTGGTGTAGAAGCTGGTTCTATTACTACTCCAGGTGTTGGTTATGCACCTAACTCTACTACAGCTGTAGGAGTTAATACAACTAACGTAACTGGTACAGGTATAGGTTTAGAATTAGCAATTACTATTGCTGCTGGTGTACCAACAGTAACAGGTATTGTTAATCCAGGTAAAGGATATGTTGTAGGTAACACTGTAACAATCAACTCACCTTCAGGAACTCCTGGTACTCTTGCAGTATATACAATTACTGATGTAACTGATGCACATCCGCAAGTTGGTTGTGGTACTGATGCTGACTGCTGCAAAGAATTTTTATGTGGTGAGACTTACTACCTTCGTTTGGATGTAAAAGGTTCTCCTGCATTACGTTTCTTAAATCACAATGCTTATGCAACTGTTGATGCATACACAGGATGTTGTGCACCAGATGCTATTGCTCCAACTGCAGTTGACTCAACTGAAGTAATGATCAAATGGGCTAATGCAATTGTAAATAACCCAATCATTGCTCCATTTATTCAACCAGTTGTACAAGCTGAAAATGGTCAATTACTATATGCTCCAGGAACATCTGCTGCTTTCTTAGCTGCAAATGGTGCAACTACTTGGGATCTATATCCTGCTACTGCTCACGTAGATGGTAGATGTGCTGGTCTTATCCTTAACGGTGCTTATGTTGACACAAGATTTGGTGACTGTACATTCCAAGTTTCTGACTTCTATGAAAAAGAGCCAGTTAAACTTTATGCTTCTGAAGTAGACTATACAGGTGAGCCTTGTTTGTTCCAAACACTTTGTGTAGTTACACAATGTGATGGTCTTCAAGTTCAAGGTCTTGGTGAAACAGTTCTTAGAGAACTTGTTCTTTCTGAGTCTTACAGACAAAACTTCTTGGCTACTGATTTCCGTATCCGTGAGATTACTCAAGGTAACCAGATCATTGGTGCAATTGACCGTGGAGCATTATACTACAGATATGTACTTATTCACAATGTACCACGTTTCAATAACCCAACTGGTGTATTTGATAATGATCAGTATGCATTGACTATTTTCTCAACTAATCCAATTCCTACTTTTGTAAGTGATGTGACTGCTTGGTTAACTGGTTGTGATAATGCATGTAATGTTGAAGCATTTACTTGTAATACTGTATGTAATGTTGGTGTTAATTTCCCAGCACTTCCATTGTACAATCCTTACAATGTAGTTTCTTGTAACTAAGAATAATTAAAACTTAAACAAAAGGGGAGAAGAGTTCTAAACTCCTATCCCCTTTTTTATTAAATACCTATGGCTAATCACGTATTAAGTTTAGAAGTTCCAACAGTAATGAATACCTGTGTTCTAAAGATTATGGACACAAGTGTATACTTTGATCTGTTGCCAGTAACTTGTCCTACATTAAATGTAACTGTTCCTGGGTTTGCATATTCAGTTCAACTTGAAGGAACTCAGATGACTGAGTTTGTAGCTAGTGGGCATATTACATTAACGGCATGTGATCTTAACTTACAAACAAGTAATTGTGGGACACAGTATGCAAATCTGCCAGATGGTATTTATGTAATTAAGTATAGTGTATCTCCCAATGATCAGGTGTTTGTAGAATACAATCATATGAGAATAAGCTATGCTCTCAATAGATATTATAAAACTTTATGTGAGGTAGATGCAAATGCATGTGAACCACCTCTCAAAACTAAACAAAGACTTGAAGCACTAGGTCTAATTAAAATGTATTTAGAAGCTGCTAAGGCTAAAGTAGAATACTGTCATGAGCCACAAAAGGGAATGTCATTATATAACTATGCACTTAAACTTCTAAACAAATTAGATTGTGTAAACTGTTAACAATTTTAAAACCAACAAAATATGGCAACATGTCCAAACTGTAGAAACAAAATGTCATGCGGGTGTCAGAAGAGACAAGCATCAGATGGCAAAACTGTATGTTCTAAGTGTGCTAATACATACGAAGAACAATTAAAACAAAGACAAACAATGGCAACAGTATCTCAGACAAATCAAGTCTGGGGAAAAGATAGATATAATAAATAAACTATGACAAAATTTCCTCCTCCTGGACTCTCTGCATCATACTTTGGTTTTGAACCCTGCTGTGGAGGAAATACGGTGTACTTTAGTTTTAATGGTACAACTGTACAACCTAACTTAGGTATTAATATATACAATGGTCCTCCAGCAATTGGTTATGATCCATTAACTGATACTTATGTCCCTTTAACAAATCAATGTTATAGAATATTTAGAGGTGATGCTTCAGCTCCAGGAAATCCAATTAATGGGTCTAATTATGGAAACTTACAAATAGTACCCACTAATTTTGGAGGTAACTATATTTGGGATAGTACTACTACATATGAAACACCATGTGGTGATGAAGAACCTGGATTTTGTCCAGATTGTGTAGCTCAGTGTTATACTATATACTCATGTGATGGTAGTGTTCCACCACTTACTACTAATACAGATTTATCAGCATATGTTGGTGGTAGTGCATCAATACAAGTAGATGCAGATCTTGGGTTTGATTGTTACATGGTAACTCTTGCTCCGGATTGTGATAATGCAATTACTGTAGTTGTAGATGGAGATATACCATGTCCATGTGCATGTGAGTGTTATGAAATAATTGGTACAGCAAAACTAGATTATGTTGACTGTGATGGCAATCCAGTAAGCACATTTGTAAATGGTTATTGGAAAGATTGTTCTAAAGTATATCCATTTACAACTCCAGCTGCTGGACCAAATCTTACAATTATAAATCATGGTGATTGTATAGATGGTTTATGTCCTACAGAATGTTATGAACTTGTAGACTGTGCTGGTATAGAAGATCCTATTTATACAACAGCTCAATCATTATCACCATTTGCCACATTAGGTCAAGTAGTAATTATAGATGGTTATACTAACTGTTGGACTGTAAATGATGTTGTAGATTGTGACTGTGCAATTGATGTTGTTGTAACTCAAGCATTTGCAGATTGTGCTACATGTACAGCAGGTCCAAATTACACACTTACAAACTGTGATGATTTGGGTACTACTATTTATACTTCAAATGATCTTAGTGGATATGTAGGTCAAGTAGTAGAACTCAGTCCAGATTGTCCAGGTTGTTGGATTGTAGATGTCTATCCAAATCCAATTCCATCAGATGTAGATGTAACTGTAGCTCAGGAATTTACAGATTGTGAAGCATGTAAGACTACTTATTATCAACTTACAGATTGTACAGATACAGAAGCCCCTATAATTACATCAACAGATCTTTCTGATTATGTAGGAAGTACTATCATTCTTGAATGGTGTCCTACTACTTGCTGGACAGTTTCTGTTTCTCAAACAAGTACAGGATCTGGAGTTCTTGGAGATATACTAAATGAATATAGTTCATGTTTAGAATGTCTTAATAGTTTTCCATGTGTTTGTAAAAGAATTAAAAATCATGATGCAGTAGCTCATAACTATGATTATGTAGATTGCAATGGTGTAGTACAAACTATATCACTTCTTTCAGGAGAAAGATCTGATAGAATTTGCATGAAGTTACTTCTTACTTCTTTTGCAACAGATTATGTTGAAACATTTGGTAATTGTACTAATGGTGTATGTCCTCCTCAAATCTATCCAAAGAGAAATGTTGAACCAGGATATGTAACACCAATCTGTAGTACAGAAAAATATGAAAAGATAACTTGTAAGTCTGCAGAAGTATTATACAAATCTGTACTTGAATTAAGATATGGCATTAGTAACTGTTGTCCTGAAGAAGATAACAAGTGGTTAATTAAAAAAGAACTTATAGATTTAGAAGCTCTAAGAGATCCAGAATATATGTGTGAAGTAAACACATGTGACTGCCCACCTTCAACATGTGGATGTAGCTGTGGAACAACACTTAGAACTTGTAATTCTCATTAATAATTAGTATATTATAGATATGAAACCTTTGAATCTAGATAACAAACCTTGCAGCCCAATTTCATCTAACTGTGTTATTTGGCAGGGTCCTGATATTCCGTGCATTAAACTATGTGCGGGTGATACAGTATCTGATGTAGTAGCTAAGCTTGCTGCAGAACTATGTACTGTTCTAGATATCTTGAATGTAACAAATTATGATTTGTCATGTTTCAATTTAACTGCCTGTGCACCAAATGATTTTACAGCACTTATTCAGTTTTTAATTGAAAGAATTTGTGCACTACAAACTGAAATAAATACTATTGCAGATCCATCAACAAGTCCTATTGTAAATACAACTAAATCTACAGGTGCTGATACATTAGTTACAGTTGCACCATGTTTTGTAGTAGGTGGTGTAACAGTAATGACTGTTTCTCAATATGCTCAAGCAATCGGTATTAAAGTTTGTTCCCTTGTAACAGAAATTGCAACTATTCAAGCTAGTATAACAAGTTTAGATCTTAGAGTTACAGCTTTAGAGTCTGCACCAGTTCCTACATTTACATTACCTTCTATTCCGGTAGATTGTACATTAAGTGGAACAGTTGTATCTCCAGGTAACTATCCTATTGATACAGTTTTAAATGCATTACTTAATGATAATACTTATGGTTACTGTGCATTAAAAGCAGCAACGGGAGAAGCATCTGCAATAACTGCAGCAGTATTATCTCAATGTATTACTGATGCAGATACATCACTTGTATTTGGTACAGCATTTTCTGTAGCATATGCAGGTACATGGGTAACATCAGCTAATTTAAATACAGCAGCAGAGGCAATTAATAACTTATGGATTGCAATCTGTGATGTATATAATTATGTAAGTACATTCTCAATTACAGTAGCTGACACCGCTACTGTAAATTTAGATAACACAGGTAATGTAATTACAGCAAATATTACAGATACTGGTTGGGTAGATCTTAATGGTTTTGCTTATTACTCTGGAGTAACAAAACCACAGTGTAGAAGAATTGGTAATCAAGTTCATTTTAGAGGTAATGTGTATATTCCTTTAGAAAATCCAGCATCTCCAGGATCTGTTATTCCTTTTACTTCATTGAATGCATATAATTCAATTCAAGGATGTACTACATGGAGTGGTGTTGGTGGATGTTCAATCAATGCTAGTGGTTCAATTACTTTTAATAATGGTGCTTCAGTGGTACCAACTTCAATTACTGCTGGTAACTTTGATGGACTGTATAGATCAGGATGGCAACCAATTGCAAGACAAATTAATGTAGGAGGGTCTACTGGTACAGCTTTAACTAGTATTGTAAATATATTTATTACATCTACTAAACAACTCCAAATCCAAACTCTATTAGATATTGAAGAAACAACAATAGGAACTTCTGCAGTAGGTAATAGTCCATTTAGATTTATAACATCTAACATTAGATCTGGTGAATATTTACCAAATTATATTGCAGCAGCTTCTGATATTCATAATGCACCATCTAATGCAAACTTTCCGTTAGTATCTAATACATTTAATAATACTTGGAACTTTAGTTGTGATGCTGCTCAACCAGATCAGATTGGTGGTTTTGAACTTAGTCTAGATGGTATGATTGCATATCTAGATCCATGTAATACTGAAACGGGCTTATCAATTGTATGTCCATAATAATATAAGATATGTCACTAAATAAATGTCAAAATTGTGGGTGTGATGATGCACTAGTAACTCTTCCACCATGCCCAACTCCAGCCGGATGCCCAGATCCAGAACCGTGTTCTGAGGTCTTTGATGCACAGTGTATTATATACACCGGTGCAGATATTGAATGTGGTGATGATACAGTAGTAACATCAGATACTAATGTAGCAGTTGCTCTAAATGAAATTACTACATACTTCTGTCAAGAACTTACTCAACAGAAGTTAAGATATGTAAAAGAGATTAATACAAACTTTGATAATACAACACTTACAATTACACAAGCTGAATTAGCAGCATGCGGTATTACACCATCTCTATGTAGTTTAAGTGGTTCTGAACCTTCAGATTTTGTTATTAGTCTTTGGTATCTTTCTGCAGGTGTTTGGAAACTCCTTCAACCATATGAATCTCCAACAGAATTCTATGGTGTATCTGTAAATGATACAACAGGTTTAATTACTATTGGTATTGTAAGACCTATGGGTACAACAACAAGGTTAAGAGCCGTATTAATATTCTAAGAAGTTACAGTTGTTGGTTTCTGTGACAACAAGGCAAAGCCCTCGCACTAGCGGGGGTTTTGTTTTATGCTTATATTTGCTAAAGTGCATAATTTTTAGTATATTAATCTATATGGTATGAAGGAATTTAAGAGCCCGGATTTGACAGGCCCAAGATACAGACCTAAAGTCCATACTATGTTGAACAAAGAGTTCTTTGATAGTTTTAGAAAAAAGTATCCCAGATACAAGGATGTGGATAATGACACACTAAGAAAGATTATTAGATCTTTTAATAAAAGTGTTTGGACAAAAGTAATAGATACAAGAGATGGTATGCAATTACCAAACTCTGTAGGTTGGCTTTTTATTGGTTCGTGTGACAATAGTAGGAAAGAAAATATTGATTATGCCAAGTCCAAGAAATATGGTGTAAAAGTTACAAACAAGAATTGGGAAACAGATGGTAAACTAGCTAAGATATTCTTTACCAGTTTTGCAATTAAACACAAGATGAAGAATAGAGAGTTGTGGAAGTTTGTGGCCAATAGAGACTTTAAAAGATCTGTTGCTAAATCCTATCCTGAAAACTGGAATACTTATATTGTAGTTGATCCTACAAAAAAACTAAGACTAGAGAATAGAAAACAGTATTATAAAAGTGTTCTTTTAAAGCAGCAACAAGATGGTTTAAAAGACTATAATGAATTTGATCTATGACCACAATTGGAGAAGCAATCTCAAGAGTTAGAAATACACTCAAAGCAGTAAAGGAAGATGCTTTCTTAACTGATAGAAACATATACTTTCTACTGACTAAGTATGGGCAAACATTGCTTAAGAGAGAAGACAATCAGTTCAGGCTGATGAAAATTAGTTCTATCTTCCAAGTACTGCCTTATGTTGAACTCATTGATGTAGACAAGGTGGAAGCTGGATGTATTGGTGTTTACTCAGGTTGTTATTTTAAAAGATCAAAAGAAAAACTACCAACTATTTTAAATGGTGTATTTGGTCCAATTATACGTACTGTATCTTCAATAGATGGTACAATAGAGTTATTCCGTACAGATCCTGGTACTTGGGTTTCTATGACTAAAACTACAACCTTTAAGTACAATAGAAGTATTTATTTTTGGTACTTAAATGGTTATGTATACTTTCCTAATGTAGATTGGGATGCTGTTAGAATAGAAGCAATCTTTGAAGGTCAAGCAGACACATGTACTACAGATGATTGTCTTATAAGACAAGATCAACCATTACCATTTCCAGAATATCTGTTCTCTGAAATTGAACAGTATACTGTTAAAGAATTAACCATATCATTACAGGCTCCTTCAGATAATATAGATGATAGCCAAAACACTCTTAGATAATGGACTTTAATTACACACTCCGGTACAGAACATTTAATCAATTGTTAGAAGATGTAACAGTTGACTTAAATACATTTGCTCTAGAAAATATGATAGAGCCACAGCAGTTAATTAAACTGGTGAAGAAATTAAACTATGATCTTGGTTTAAGAATCAATCAACAAAGAGAAGTAATTCTTGATGTGTGTCATGGTAAAGTAAAACTACCAGATGATTTCTACACATTCAACTTTGCATTTATCTGTGGTCACTTTACTGAACACGTGGGTTATAATGGATGGGTGGGTGGTACTAATATCCAAGAAGTACCATATGTAGAGACTCCAGCTACCGTAGATGTATGTGCACCAATTACAGTAAACTGTGCTACATGTAATGCAAACCCATGTAACCATACTGCAGCATGTCCAGACAATACATGTCCTGCTACATGTGCTCCCAATCCTATTCCAACTGAGTATGATCCTTTAGCTCCTTATGGAGATGTTTGTACAAGACCAAGGGTTTTTATGAACTGTAAAGGAGATAAGTATGAACTTGTTCAAGTAATTAGTAATCCAGGATCTACAAGAGTTTATACACAACTCTTTCCATTAAGAATGAAGACTAGTCAGAATATAGAATGTGACTGTCCAAATCTTTATTGGAACACCCCAAATGAAGGTTGGATCAAAGATGGGTTCTTATTCACAACCTTTGATACTGGTAAAGTATATTTAAACTACCAAGGTCAAATGGAGGATGAGAATGGTAACCTATTAGTTCCAGATCATGATCTACTTAATGAATACTATGAGTATGCATTAAAAGCAAGAATCATGGAAAACCTTTATTTGAATGGAGAGGATGTAGCACAAAGAATGCAGCTTATTGAACAGAGAGTAAGAGTAGCTAGAAATGCTGCATTAAGTCTTGTCAATACTCCAAACTTTAGAGAGATGGCTGATATGTGGTGGGCTAATAGAAAAGCTATGTACGGTAAATATTATTATATGTTTGAGAGTTATTCTCCAGATAATAGATACTATAGAAATAATGGTTACAATGGTACCAATGGTTACAATAGAAGATACATGTAATGGCAAAACTTCAGGATACATCTCAGAGTGTTACGCACACATTTGTAAAGGGTCTTAATAAAGATTCAGATCCTTCATTTGTATCAGAAGGTATGTGGATACATGCCCGTAATGCAACTAACAATACATCAGAAGGTAATTTAGGTACTCTATCAAATGAAGCATCTAATGTGCTATGTGCTGTAGCCGGAGTTACTATGCCTACAACTGGTGCAAATGGAGTAACAGATGTTTATATAATAGGAGCAATTCATCTCTACTCAGATAAGTGGATCATCTATTCTGCAGGTCATGCTTTAAATGGTAAGCCTGTTATGTCAGAGATTGGTTTACTAGAAGAAGAGAGATGTATTTACAGACCTATTGTTCAAGATGAATGCTTAGGTTTTGATAAGAGATTTCTTATATCAGGATCATCTAGAGAAAAAGAAGACTGCTCATGGCAAGTATATTGGGCTGATGGTTTAAATCCAGATAGATTTTTAAATGTAGGAGATCCACAAACTTGGCCATCTAATGACTATCAGTGGCTACTTAATACTATTACTAACCCTACTCCAGCTGTTTATAATACATCAGTAAACCAGTATGTAAACTCTACAGGTGATCTGACACTATGGCCTGGTGTAGCATGGGTGCAAGACTGTTCCACTAATGTAAACTGTACAACCTGTGATGACACTAATGAATTAGATTGTGATCGTATTAGACTTGCAAGACTTGTACAAACACCATGTCTTTCTATTCAAAGAGGTGAGTCTGGTGGGACACTTAGAAATGGAACATACTTTGCTGTTATTGCTTATTTAATAAAGGGTCAGAGAGTTACAGATTATTTTTCTCCAAGTAATACCCAACCAATTTATTTTCCTGATGATCTACAAGGAGCTATTACAATTAATGTAGAAGCAGATCAAGAAAACTTTGATGAGTTTGTATTAGTAGTTGTACAGAATATTAATCAGGGTACTGTTGCAAAACAAATTGGTACATACTCTACAAAGACTAATGTTATTGAGTTAGATCAAATAAAAGATGACTTAATAACTGTCCCACTAGAATTTCTTCCAATTACCAATCCAATCTATGAAACATCAGATCAGATTACAGATGTAAATAGTTACTTACTTAGAGTTGGTCCAAGAACAAGATTTGACTTTAACTACCAACCACTAGCAAACATAATTAGAGCTAAATGGGTATCTGTAGAATATCCTGCAGACTATTATGTAAAGGGTGGTAATAAAGGTAGTTACTTAAGAGATGAAGTATATGCATTCTTTATTCGTTGGGTATATAATACTGGAGACAAGTCTGCATCATATCACATTCCAGGAAGACCTCCTCAAGATTATAGTTATATCCTTACAGGAACAAATACTACAGTATCAGGTAATGAGAGAACAAATACTATTAATGATGTAAATACTTTAACAAATAGTGATCAACTATTTGAGATGTATAATACTGCTAATACCAATGGTGTTGCATCTATTCTTGGTACAACTACAAATGATGGTGGCACTGTAATTGCCTCTGGAGAAATGGGTTACTGGGAGTCATCTGAGATATATCCAGATAGACAACCAGAGATATGGAATTCTACTGAGCACTGTTGGACTGGTTCAGATGGACATGCTAGTTATATAGATCCACAAGGAAATACTATTTACATTAATGATCTTTGTGGTCTCAATATTAGACACCATAAGTTTCCAGATAATCATTTAAGTGCTAATACTTTACACTATAGACCAAGTACAGCTTCTGTACCAGGAGACTCTAACAATCTGAATATCAGATTAATGGGAGTAGTATTTGAGAACATAGCATTACCAAAAGATAATGACGGTAATGATATTCCAGGTATTGTAGGTTATGAAATCTTAAGAGGTTCAAGAGAAGGTAACAGATCAATTGTGGCAAAGGGTATGCTCAATAACATGAGAACCTATAAGATCAAAGGAGATGTTGCTAGAAATAGAACTGGACTATATCCTAACTATCCTTTTAACTGTATTCAAACACCAATGAATACAGGTAACTCTTCAGAAGCAAACTATCGGTTTAATGATCCATATATTAAATTAGACCAGGGTTATAGTCAAACTGTACCTATTGAAATAAATACTTTTCACTCTCCAGATACAATGTTTAGAACTCCTTTCTTAGAAGGGACTGAACTAAAACTATATGGTGCACTTAGTGGTTATTCATTTCAATCATTTAAGTATCCGGATGAGCATCCTAAGTTTAAGTTGATAAGTGATGCTGCTATGGGCCTAGCACTACTAATAGGTTTTGCAGAAGCACTTGTTTCACTTACAGGTAAAAAAGTAATGAGACAACCTGGTGCTAGTTTTACTACACAACCTGTTTTAAATCTAGTAAGTACTGGACCTGGGGTTACTCTAACTAATCCTACGGATCCCTTCTATGAAGCTCCTAATCAAATTGCACAAACTCAAATTAAGAACTTAGATGTAGGTAATCCAACAGGTGTGGCAATACCAGGATCATATTTTCAAAAATTAAAAACATATTTTAATCAGGGTAGTATTATTACTAATGTATTTGGTGGAACTAATACACTTGATCAAATATTTGAAGGTTTCAACTATGACGTTGGATTTAAAATGGGAGGAACATTTACAGCTCCTGATATTGATGTAGAATTATCTGCAGCAACATACTTAGAATCTTCTGGTAACGTATCTTTTTTTGGTGCTGTAAGTAATGTTCTTGGTGCTCTAAATAAATTTTTCTATTACTTCTCAGAAGGTGCTGATGCAACACTTGGTGTAATTTATGCATTTCTACCTTTTGATCAGTACGCACTCCAAATGATATCACATGGGTTGTATGATAGTTTCTTACCACCTAGTTTTATTCAGAGATCAAATCAACCATACGTTACTAGATTAAAAATAGATGATGCTTTTTATATTAGAGGTAATATACAAGAAGTTCCATATTATCAATCTCAGTGGCCTGCTGTTGTAAATAATAGATACTCTATTAACAATCTTAAAAGATCTGACTCAGTTGTTTTAAGAACTCTTAGTGGTCCATACTTTCAACCAGCATATCCTAACGGTGTAGATCTAGGTCCTAAGTTTATTTTAAATAGTTCTAACAAATACTATGACCAGTCACTTGTGACAATGTCATACTTTGAGAATAATGCTTCTGGTCAAGGTAATGCCTGGGGTAATATTTCTGGACCATCTTTTGATGATAGAAGTATTTCAACACCATTCTCTCTTCCAATTGCAAGTCACTATGGTGCTATTAAAGTTAGAAAAAGAAACCAGTATGGTCAACTTGAATCTGTAAAACAAATTGCAATAACCCCATGTGAGCAAAAACTAGATGATAGTTATTATGCAAATCATATATGGCCAGAGCAGTACACGTGTTCAACAGGTATTCAATACACTATAAATAAAATTACTCTTACACCAATATTCTTTGGCGGAGATACTTTTGTAAACAGATACACTGAGAAGAACTCAATGTTCTTTTTCTATGACTGGTTATATGGTCAACCAGATGGTTTTGAATTTAACTATCTACTAAGACAGATGATACCGGAACCTAAGTTCTGGGTTAACTCAACTAAGTATGACGTATCTGATTTTTCAAATATACTTACTCAGTTCTTTAATGGTGGTACTCCTCCGGGAACTGGTTGGAAACCTACTCAGTTCTATTCAATGGACTTTAAGGGCTTTGATTATAGAGACAATACAGCTGGAAACTACCCTGGTATTTTTAGACCAAAAGATTGTTACTTCTACCTAGCTGTTTCTTCAGTGAGAGATTTCTTTGTAGAATCAGAAGTACTTGTAGATTTTAGAATTCAAGGTATTACTGAAGCAGAAAAATATTATGACCCATATGGATATACGGATCTCATCAGTATGTTTAATATGGACCCACAAATTATTACTAGAGGTAATGAATATAGGTATGATTATTCATTGAGTATTACTAAAGCATTTAGTCAGTACTTCTCAGCTGGTAACTTACAGAGCAGATACTATAATCCAAATATTGCCAAACTGTGTTATACTTATTTTCCTGATAGAATTATCTATTCTCTTCCACAACAACAGGAGGCAATTAAAGATAGTTGGTTTGTATTCTTAGTAAATAATTACAAAGAATTCCAGTCACAGATTTCAGGTGTTAAGGCTATTAATAAAAATGGTATTGTAATTACATTTAAGAACAATAGTCCATTGATGTATCAAGGTGTAGATACTCTACAAACAGATCTTGGTACTAAGATTACTATTGGAGATGGTGGTCTATTTAGTCAACCGGGACAGTCTGTGATTAATGCAGATCAGTCTTATGAATATGGTTCATCACAGAATAGACTATCTGTAATTTCTACTCCAGCTGGTATTTATTACATCTCACAGAACCAAGCTAAGATATTCTCACTAGGAAGCAATCTAAAAGAGATCTCTCAGATTGGTCTCAAATGGTGGTTTAATAATTTCTTACCTTATAAGTTAACTGATGACTTCCCAGATTACCCATATCAGGATAACCCTGTATCTGGTATTGGTTGTCAGTCTATATATGATAATGAAAACAGTATCTTGTATTTTTCTAAAAGAGATTACCAACTATTAGAAAAATGGAAGTCTCCAAACTTTACAGGTACAATTATATATGTGCCTCTAATTACATCAGGACCTAAGAAAGGTCAGGGAGACTATTTCCAAATACAGAATGCTAATGGTACTATACAACCTGGTATATATCAACTTGGTAATCCGTTACTATTTGAAGATGCATCCTGGACAATAAGTTATGACCCTAAGAATGAATTCTGGATTTCTTTCCATGACTGGCATCCTGATCTAAACATGGGTACCAAAGATGTATTCTTAACTACTAAGAAGAACGGTATCTGGAAACATAATGAAGGTTGTACAAGTTTCTGTAACTTCTATGGTGATCAGTATCCGTTTGAAATAGAGATGCCAATTATTACTGGCCAAACAGTTACCACTGTTAAATCTATTGAATACATATTAGAGTGTTATAGAAGAAGACCACAAAACTGTATTGATCAGTTCCATGTCTTAGATTATAACTTTGATAAAGCTGTAGTATACAATTCTGAACAAGTATCAGGATACTTAAATCTTAATATCTTTCCTAAGAACAATGTAACTCTAAGTGAGACTTATCCTAAGGTAAATCAATCTAACTTATCTTCTTTTGATATCTTATTTAGTAAAGAAGAGAACAAGTATAGATTTAACCAGTTCTGGGATATTACTAGAGATAGATCAGAGTTTCCAATTGGATCAGACTATCCACCAACAGGACCAGTCATTCCAGGTACAACAGTACTACAAGGTAATTATGCAGATAGAAACATCTGGTTTACTGAATCAAATGGTTATAAGAGAACTCTTAATCCAACAAACTTAGACTACAACAAACCTGAACTACAAAGAAAGAAGTTTAGACATTACTTAAATTACTTAACTTTAATTAGAGAAGACAGTTCAGATACTAACATGATCTTAAAAATTGTAAATAGTAAAAATCAAATATCTCTCAGATAATGGGTAACAAAAAAGTATTAAGCAAAGCTACTAGAGAGTTAAATAAGACTAAGAGATTTGCTGCACCTAAAAATATTATTGAAGATCCAAGAGGTCAATGGGCATACCCAGGTGAGATAACTAGAATTCCATCTGATAAAATTACAATGCAGGGTGTACCATATCCTGTTATGGCATACCCTAATATGGGAGAACCACAAATGATGTATCCAGGACAAGATTACGTATTTCCTGGAGCAGACTATGTAGATGAGTATCCACAAATGAAAAAAGGTGGTACACCTAAGAGTCTAGTTAAGATGCCAAAGCCAAGTAAGAAAGGTCTAGCATCTAAAAAATTTTCAAGGAGTCTAGAAGCTACCAACAAATTATTTACTGAAAACTATCTCTTTGCAAAACCAAAGTCTAGAAAAAGAAAAGTATTTGACCCCAATGCTGCATATTATCAAGAGGGTGGTATAAGCACACAGGAAGCTATTGATGATGCTAATAATGCTATGATGAAAGCAAGATTAGCTTATGCTTACATGCATGGTAATCCTGCAGCACAAAGAATGGTAGTAGCTCCTGATCAACCATATGTATTTGATGACGGGGATACTGGAACTCATTTTATGGCATCTATGGATAACTATGCCGTACCATTAATACAAGATGTTAATGGTCAACTTATGCTTGGTGATTTTGGACCTGAGTCTGCAGAAGCCATGCGGTTTGATAATCCAGATGATGCACAGTACTTTGCAGAACATTATAAAGAAGTAACACCAGATCCATCTTATAGAAAAGAATATCAAATAGGTGGAGCAGCAGCATCTCCTTTTGATCTTGATCCAAAAACAATGAAGAGATATCTTGCTGATCTTAAAAACCAAGAAAACAATATTAAAAAGGGTTACAGAAGTGGTAAATGGTATCCTCATCCTAGTCCTGAAGGAGGTTTAGATACCATTGCTTATGGACATAAACTTACTTCAAGAAATAGTCCATACTATCAAGGTATATCAGATGAACAAGCAGAAGCACTATTATTAAAAGATGTACTACAAAACCAAGCACTAGCTAAAAAACAAGTAGATGCTAAATTTGGAGAAGGTACATTTGACTCACTACCACAAGATAGACAAATGCTCTTGGTAGACTACCAATATAATCTTGGTACTTTAGCAGAATTCCCAAAGTTTGTTAAAGCTGTTGTTGAAGGAGATACTAAGACTATGATAGCTGAACATACAAGATATGGCGGCAAAGATCCACTTACTAGAAGAAATCAGTGGACACTAAATGTTATTGATAATCTAACACAACCTATACCTGAGAAACCAAGTAATGGTGTAACAATTCCATTAGCTAATGTTCCTGATGCAACTAATGTAGTATTACCACAAATAGAAGGTGGACCTGAAGGAGCAATAGAACTAGAACTTTCTCCAGAAGAAATTGAACAATATCAAATGGGTGGGTATATAGTAGAAGATGTTGATGCTACAAATGAAGTTGCTAGACCGTGTCCTCCTGGATATATATTTGATCCAAAAGCAGGTAGATGTGTACCTGAACATGCTTACAGACTAAATAGAGCAGCTGAAAAAGATGACATTAATGTAGATGATGCGCTTAGAGAAAATAGAAGATACTATGAGGGATATCAGTTTATGAAAGATTGGCAAAATTCTCCTATGTATGATAAGATGTTAAAAGCAGGTGCAAGAAGTCCTGAGTCTTATGAGTACATGAAGAAGATGCGTCAACAACAACTTGATTCAACTCCACCATTGCAAATATTACCACAACCAGAAGATGAGCCAAATACAGGTGGTTACTCAATGAATGCTACTGGTCAGATTGTAATTCTTCCTGAAGGATTCCGTACACGCGGTACTCACTCTCATGAGTTATCCCATTCTTCTGATAGACCAGTTAGGGGTAAGAGAAGTAGATTAATTCCACAGAGAGATGTTGATTATGTAAATAAAAACAAGGCAAAGACTATTGCAGATAGTAGGGCATACCATAACTATAAAGATGAGTATGATCCTATGTTTAAAGAATACCCTGAATATAAAGAACAAGTAGATGACAATTTTAAAGAATTCTCATCAGACTATGTAGGTGAACCAACTGAAGTAAGAGCAAGACTTAATGCTATTAGACAGTTATCAAAAGAAGCTGGCCTATATGATCCATTTACACAAGGTGTTTCACCAGATTTGTACTATAAAAAACTAAAGAACTATCAGTTTGAAAAAGGTGACAAATCAGGTTTTGATCCAATGAGACAACTCCAAGATACATTTAGTGATGAAGAGATTATCTGGTTGCTAAATAATATGTCTAAAACTGAAGATAATAAACCAGAACTTAATGTTGCACAAGAAGGTGGTTCACCAGATCCAAGAACTAATTTCTATACAGTTGAAGGTAGCGGAGGTGTCTATAGAAAAGTAAATGGTAGATGGGAAGTAGACTGGAATAGATCTGGAAAGTTTCAACCCTTATCAAAAGGTGATGTAAAAAAGAGAGCAGCTGTACTAGATAAGAAAGCTAAACCATTATATGATGCTACATATGATGACCTATATGCAACTCAGAGAAGTGCATATACAGCCGCACCAAAACCTACCCCAGCTAAAAAACCTACTGTTCAAGATAAAGCTGCACAGGAACAATTTGACAAGAACTTTCAAGTTACCGGTAAGAGTAAAATGGAAGTTGTAGAAGATAAGATTCAAAAGACTGCAGATGATTATGCTAAATACCATCAACAACAAACTGGTAAACCATTAACTCAAGAAGAATACGATGATGCTTACCAGGATATCTACAATAGAGCTTATGTAGATGCTGGAGTGTATAAGCCTACTATGAGTGGTCCTACTATTAATCCATATGGAACTACTAAAGAGAGAAAGAACCTGGTCTCATTAGATCCAGGAAAGGCTCCAAAGAATTTAACACTAGGTGACTATGTAGATAAAGGTTGGGATGTAGTAACTAATCCACTTGACTATGCATCATATGCATTAAGACCAAAGGGTACAGTTACTACTCCATGGAACATGACTAACTATGAGAATAGATTAGAAGCTGCCGGACTTGAAGATCCTGTTACTGCAAACAATAATGTAAATAAAGCTATTGACTTTGCATCATATTTTATAGGCCCAGGTATGGTTGCTCAAGGACTCAAAATGATTCCTGGTACAGTAAATAGTATTGGTAGAGCATTTGAAAATCCATCTTGGGAAAATACAGGAGATGCCCTATTTGATGCTGGCATGACAGCTTTATCTGTTGCTCCTGGATTTGGTATAGCTAAAAATCTTGGCAAGCCTGCAGCAACACTTGATGATCTAAGAGCTATTGAAGCTCTAAGAGGTAACACAGCAACTACCCCATTCCAAAGTTATTATCTTACTGGTAATAGAGCACTTGGTACATCAGAAGCAGCTGTACAACAAGCAGAGGCACTACGTAGATTTACTGGACAACAACCACTAGAACTACCTGCTGGACAATATGAGTGGTTTAATCCAAAAAATAAAGAGCTCTATGATAACTTACAACAAGAACTTAAAGAACTAAAAGCTGTATCTGATGAACTATCAGGATTTGGTGCAAAAGAAGCTCTAGATAAGATTGATAAGTCTAAAGTAACTAATGAAGCTTTTAAGAAACTTATTATGGGTGATGATCTTAAGTTTAAGATGGATGACTTTCCAGATACACCAAGAATACCAGTTAGATATGCTGGTCTAGAACAGATCAGACCTGGAGGCAACCGTATATCATTAAATGCGGTTCCAGAAACACCGACACCAAGTCCTAGACTTCCAAGAGGAACTGCACAACAGAATGCATTGTCAGATCTAGAAACTCTTAGAAAACAAACCATAATGGGTCAAGATGAAGCATTCCTTACATTTAATGACTTGCAAGAACAAAAATTAAAAGATCTTAATACCCCGGAAGGAAGACGTAGAATTCAAGAATTCATTGATGATAACAATCTAAAAGGATCATATGATGAGGGCAATTATCTTCAATTAGAAGATGAGTATAAAGTAAAACTTCCAGAAATAATTAAAAATTCAGATGCTAATGAAATTAATAGTATAATTGAGAGAGTTAAAAATTATCAAAATAACAGAGGACTTATGGGCACTAGAGCTGCTAAGAACTCTGGATTAGGGTCATGGGATGAATTAACTGCTGCAGATCTTGAAAGAATAGTTAATCCTAATGGTATTAATGATGTGATATTAAAGCAAACTATATCAGGTTCTCTTGCTAAAACAGATCCAAGAAATACAGAGGGTTTTACAAAACTTACAGTTGATGACTATATTAAACGTATTGAAGAAACTCAATATGATGACATGTTCATGCAAATTTCAGGTGAAGAAATGCGTGTTAAAAACATAGGGAAAAGTCTAAAAGATAAGGTTAATGAAAGGAACCAATTAAGAAGAGAATACGATGCGGGTAATATATCTCAAGCAGACTATAAGAAAACTCAAAGAGTACTTAATCAAGATGTTCTAGATCTAGAACTACAATTAAAAAATGCTGAAGCTAGTTTAAAAAATGCAACTCAGTATTTAAATAGAAGTAATGCAAATGCAGACTTACTAGAAAACTCAATAAATCTTGGTAACCCGTATACAAGTATTGGAAACCTAGAACCAACTATGTATCATGAATTTGGGCATATAACAGAAGGTTCATTCATACCACTCAATTCAAATTCAGCAATTGATAGAGATCTAATTGATAATATTGATCTTTTAGATGAAGCACCGGAATACTTATTTCAGTCTATTGATCCAAATAAAGTACTATCTGAAACAGCCCCATATAATCTTACTAGTCAAGGAATAAAAAAGTATAAAGATCCAGATGGATACTTTAATAGTTCAAAAGAATATTTCTTAGAAGGAGGTAATAATTTTGGTAGTATGGAACCAACTGCTTTTGCAGTTGAACTACGTCCTGCTCTAAAGAGAATTGGGTTAATTAAAAATGATTTTGATAAAGTTACACCAGAGATGTTGGAAAAACTTTATGAAGCATACATGTCTAATCCAGAATTCAAATTCTTAGATCTTAGGATCTTTGACATTATGAAGCCTACTGAAAAATCATTTAAGACCCTTTCTAAAAATCTTAATAAGATTAAGGGTATTGCACCATATGCCATACCTGTTGGTCTTGGTGTTGGAGCTACTGGTCTTGCAGGTCAAGAAGAGATGCAACAAGATATGGAATACCAGGATGGTGGTATTATAATGGAGTTATCTGATGATGAAATACAACAATATGCTAATGGTGGTTTTGTAGTAGAAGAACTAGATTACAAACCAGATGCTGGTAAAGCTGTAAATAAAAAAACCACTACATCAAATGTAGGATATACTCCGAGAACTACTTCTAAACCAAAAGTTACTGTTGCTCCAAGTATTAACCTTAATACTGAGGGGCTGTCTTACAAACCTTCAGCATCTCTAAAAACTCAAAGTACAACTCCTAGACCTACAACTAGTCCAAAACCACAAGAGACTCTTAAGCCAAAACCAAAACCAGTTCCTGAGGTTAGTGTAGATAGTATGTCTACTATATTAAACAAATATGATGTTAGTAACTCATCACCTATTATGACTGTTGATAGTTTTCAAACTATTATTAATAAACAGGAACAAGATAGAATTGCTAAGGCTCAAAAACTTAGAAAACAAATTGAAGCTAGTCAAAGGAAAATAGAAATAGAAAGTACTCCATCTTATAAATATCCTGAGGTAATGGTTGAGGGAATGCCAAATATTAGAACTACTAAAAGTCAGAGTTTTATACAGGGTAGTCCTTTAAAAAATGAAGTGAAGAAAGTGGTTCTTCACCATACAGGTTCTACTGATGAGAAGAACAATAACAAATATGTATACAATCACTTCATGAATCCTAGTAGTGAAACATCAGCACATATTGTAATTGAAGAAGATGGACAAAGAACTATCTATGCATCTCCAGATCAAGTAACTTTTCATGCCGGAAAATCATCATGGGATGGTAGAAGTAATGTGAATGACTTTGGTATTGGTGTTGAGTTCCAAGGAGATACAAATGTTAAGCCACTAACAAGTGCTCAGATTAAATCTTTTGTAGAGTACTTTGACCAACTTGCTAGAAAGTATAATGTAAGTACTGAAGATATTATTACGCACGCTATGGTTGCACCAGGTAGAAAACCAGATATAACTGATAGTGAGTACAGAAGAATTCTCAAGTACTTAAAGAGCAGAGGATATAAGTAAACTAAATAAGTTTACAGTTTAAATTTTAATTTACTATATTTAGTATATACACTGTGTAATGAAGAAAAAAGTAAGAATTTATAAGGCTCCGGATGGCAAAGGAAAGTATGTGAACAAGACCTCTAAGTTCCTTGCTAAGGCACAAATGGGAGGTACTCCAGATCCATCTATGCTAGGATACCCTGGCGCACAACCAACCCAACAACAAGATAAATCAGGACAGATAATTCAATTTGTTGTTAATGATATTACTAACCAAGTAGCAAAAGAAGAGACGCTATTTAAGTTGGTAAATATTATGGGTGTGCCTGTTGATGCAGCTACTGAACTATATGTTACAATTGCTGAAAAACTCACAGAGGATATTGAAAGAGAAGATGATAAAACTTATGAGGAGGAAACAGGTCAGCCAAGAATAAAAGAGAATCCTCTAACAAAAGATGCCGTAATTACAGAAAATCCTGAACAAGAAACTGACTATGATCTATTTGATGATACTGGTTCAGATATTGTAATGGATGATTCAGATCAAGGTCCAGATATTCTTGATGAGGCTTTAGATCCACTTGCTGAACAAAGATATGGTGGTTCTACAATGAGAAGATATCAGAGTGGTGGAGAATATGATGTTGCTTTACCAAGTGCAGATAACTACGAAGATCTGGTACAACCAATGACTGGTTATGATTTAGTTTCACGAATGGCCTGGAACTCTGGAGAGGAATCAATGTCACCGTATGCTCAAAAAGAATATGCTAATACAACTTTAGATTATTCTAAGTTACAAAATGGTGGTGCTTATAAAAAAGCAAAAAAGAAATATGTAACCTCTGTTATGGGCCTCCTTAAAAAACAAATGGGAGGAACAAATGGAAGTGATGTAGATCCAAATCAAGGTGATCCAACAGGAGCAAACTTTAGAGAGGGTAGACTAAAATTGTTTACAGATTCTATAAAGAATGATGCACAGATGTCAGCAATGCAAAATCAGATTGAACAACAGTATGATCAGATGATGCAGGAAGGTGGTGTACCTATGCCAGAACAGGATGTAGAGAATCCAATGCACCACTTACAATTATATTCTCAAACTGCTAGCGGAATTTTTGGTGAGCCAATGAATGAAACAATAAAAGCTCAGAATGGTATGATTGTAGGAGATGATCTTCCTAAAGGTTTTTATAGAAGAGCTATGAAAAGATTTGGTAACATTCCAAACCTTAGAGAAGTTGATGTAAGAAAGTCCGGGCTCTTTGGTCCAAAACAGTACACAATGTACTTTGACCCATTACCATTACAACAATTAAGCAACCCAATGGCTGCACAAGTTTATGGTTATGGATCAGGTAATACAGCAGCAAGAAAATATACAAGAACTTTTGATGCTGTTAAAACATATACTAATCTTGCAGCAGATGCAGTTAACCAGGAATCACTCAAGGAAGTAGATAAAAATACTCCTGAAAATAAATCTACTACTGTTAATGAACAAAAAGGTAAGGAAACACCTGTAGCTACAGTATCTAATGTACAGAGAAATCAATCAAATTCTTCTTCTAGTTCAGCTACTCCAGTTGTTGTAGAAAGTGTAGATGCATGGGGACGTCAACCTGGTGATAGATGGTATGGATTTGATGAAAGTAAAAAAGTATTTACTGAGGCTAGTAACTATGAACCAAGTGCGGCTGCAACACGGTTATATTCTGCAGCTAATCCAGAAGGTAATTACTATAAAGAAAACGGTAGATACTATAAACAAGTAGGTCAAGATTACTTTGAAATTGTAGATCCCGCTAGAATTAAACAACTTAAAGAAAGTAAAGTACTTAACTACCAAAAACTACCTGGTGTAAATACAACGTATTCAAAAGATGCTTTTGGTAATTGGGTTTACTATGATGAAAAAGCTGGTAAGTTTAAACCTTCTAGTGATAAAAATAGACTAGAAGCACTAGAAGCTGGTAAAGCTAGATCTGCTGCATTTGGTACTTTAAAAGACAAACCAGGATACTATTACAGAATTGCAAATGATGGATCATTTATTAAGTTTAAAGGTGATCCTGCAAAACATACAAGGTCCAAACAACCTATTACTACAATTAAAAAGGGTGACAAAGAATATAACTATGTTGCTAAGAATATAAAAGTAAGTGAAACTTTATTACCTACTGTAGCTCCTATGGCAGGTAATCTTGATGACTATCTTAAAAAACTTAGAGATGCTGGAGTACTACAATATGGAGGTACTATTGAAAACCCTTTTTCCAATCCACTTGAACCATTGCAAAAATTTGTAGGTGGTGGATATGATCCATCTATTCCAGATCTTACTGAAGACAATATTCAGTATATGAATTCTAAAGATATTACTGATGCTTATATGCAAGGTGGTGGTTTTATTAAAAACTTTATTCCCGCTAATCTTACAAGGAGTGCACAAAATGATGTAGTTCAAAGAATATATAATCCAGTTACTGGTCAGACAAGACAAGGTGGTCCTGGTGCTGGTAATTATATATCTGCTATTGATGTAAGAAAAAGAGGTATAACAGGACGACCTAAAAAATATACTATTTACTACGGTTCTGAAGGTGATCCAAGATATGAAAACTTAATTACTCTTGATGGAGCAAAAGGTAAGGATACTAAAACAACACAAAAATCTCAAAAACAACAAGCACTAGAAAATGCAGGTTACGGTGATAGAACTGATGTATCTGGTCTTAAAGGAAAATCTAAAAGAGCTATTAGACAAGGAGAAAGACAAAGAGACAGAGATCTTAAAAAACTATATGAAGTAGATCCTACTAGTGTAGAGTTTACGGCAATTGATCAGAATGCTCCTTTTGATTATACTCAACCAAAGCCTAAATTATCTGCACAAGATTATTTAACTACTTCTTGGGGAGATGTTAGAGGGGATCTTAATCCAGATCTTCAAACAAATCTTGATGAGTTTTTAAAGACAGATCCTACACCTGAACAAATAGATGATAAGGTAGCTGAACTACTTGAACAAAGAGCAAGAGATATGGGTCCAGATCCATCATTCTTTGCATCTCCAGAACAAGAAAAGATCAATCAAAGCAATCTACAGAGAAATCCTATGTTCATGGGCTTTAATAAAGGTCCGGTTAACACTCAGCAAGAAGATGTTGTTGAAGGAAATGACATGGTTCAAGAAGGAGATGTCCCATATCCAACAGTAGGGTTTGGAGACCTTATGTCTAATGTGGGTCCTGTTGCTGGTGAAGAAGATCAGTTAACTCCAGAAGAAGATGCTGCAGCTAGAGCTCAGTTTGCACAAGAGTATATGGGAGATTCAACACCATATGATCCTAATACTGCTTTAGTTACTCCAGGAATGATTGACTATAATTTCATTCAAGATCCTGAAGCTGCATACAATGCAAGGTTGCAAGAACTTAATCCTATGACTGATATGGGAGCATGGTCTGGTATGTCTGGTCCAGCTGATATACTTGAACCTGGTGTAAATCCATTTGAACTACCTGTAGGTGGAGGTGAGGAATACTATCCTCCATTTGCACAACCAGTTATACAACCTGTTAAACCATCCGTAAAACCTAACCAAAATAAAAGACAGACTCTTGATGAATGGAAAGCTAGTGAAAGAAAACGTCCTAACTATGGTAAGACCTATACCTATAAGCCTAATATGACAGGTATGCAAAAAGATCCTGACTATATAAGGGCAATGCAAGCTGCAGGCAAAGATGGTGTTGTAACTAATCAAGAATCTGAAAATGCTATAAGAATCTTTAAACAAAAACAAGCTCAACAAGAAAAAGATAGGATTGCTTCTCAAGCTCAGAGAGCTATAAATCAAATTATGAATAGTTCAGCATCAGCTGCTGAAAAAAATAAAGCTAGAGAGAAAGTTGTCTTACAAATGCAACAAAGATGGGATGTTATTGACAGAGCTGCAAATAGTCGTAAATATGGTGGTGCTCTAAGTAGGTTTGTAAATGGTGGAAATAACCAACCGTTTACGGGTGAGAATCCTGTAGCTTATACTAATAATCCTCTAATGCAGGGCAAGTCTGATTTAGATCTCATCAGTTTAAATTCAGGAATTCAGGGTGCACAGGGTCAAGTTAATTGGGGACAACTTTCTCCAACTAATACGGTTACGCAACAAAATAATGATGGTACAAGATCTTATGGTGTTGATGCTTCTTATAAAGGAACTCAACCTACTGAGATTAGGATTGATCCAATGCAAAAAGAAGAATACCAAGTTGATAAAACATACTCTGAACCCCTAGCAATTGATGTTAAGAACAAACTTTCACAGGGTGAAAGAGAGGCTAGACTAATTGCAGGTAATTCACTACTACGCGGAATTGCTGGATACAAGAATAGAATAGATGATACTAAACAGATGGAAGGTTTCTATGATAACCTTACTGCTGATAATCTTTATGCTTCTGATCCAAGTAGAGACCGTGGTGACTATGCAGAATCTGGACTATACAGACCGGATGAACAAGGTCAGACCTGGTATGGTAGATCTGCACAAATGGGTGGTTATGTAGATGATGACTTTGAAGATGGAGAAGAAGTTTACATGACAGATGAAGAGATCAGGGAGTACATGGCAAATGGTGGCCAAATAGAATTTATTTAACTTTATATCATGTTAAGAAAAGTAAAAATAATCAAGTCTGTTCCAAAAGCAAGAACCGGGTATCAAGTACAAGGTTCTCTTGCTAATGATGTACCTGCATTTGGTGGGGCAGATTACAATGCCTATATAGGAACACATAAACCACAGGTTTCTAAAACTCTAACTGCTGTTCCTAGATCAGCTGCAAACTTAGAAGCAGAGGGTGGTGAGACTGTAGTAGGTAACCTAGATGGTAGTAAGATGCCATCATTTAAAACTATTAAGGGTCCAAGACACTCTAATGGTGGTGTACCACTATTATTACCTGAAGATAGTTTTATCTATAGTGATACTAAATCCATGAAGATTTCAGATCCTAAAGTACTAGATATGTTTGGTGTAAAGCCTAAGAAAGGTGGCTATACTCCAGCAGAACTATCTAAGAAATATGATATAAATAACTATAGAAAAATACTTCAAGATCCTAACTCGGATAAGATAGCTAGAACTACTGCTGAGATTATGATCAAGAACTATGTAATGAAACTTGGTGCACTTGCTTTAGCACAAGAATCTAAGAAAGCATTCCCACAAGGTATCCCATTAATTGCTAGACCCTACATGGAAGCTATGGGTCTAAGAGATGAAGATCTTATACCAGAACTTGCAATGCAGCAAGAACAGCAGATGCCTATGCAGGAAATGGAGGAAGTAGAAGAAGAGTTTCCGCAACAAATGCCTGATGGTCAACCTATTGCACAACCACAACCAATGCCTCAACAAATGCCAGAACCTGGTATGGCACCAATGGCTCAATATGGTATGTCTATGGGTGGTTATGATATGCCATTCTATGACCTACCAGAAGCAGAATATGGTATGCCAATGGGTACAGGTATGTCTCAAAACTATATGGGAAATAGGAGAAGAATGTATGCTATGGGTGGAGATTTACCAATTGCAATTGATGGTACTCCAAGACCTAAAGAAATACGAAAAGTAGGTACTGAAGAATATAATAAAGCTACCGATTATGAAACAAGAAAAGATGAGCAAGGAGAGTATAAAATTAAAGAAACTCGTGGTCAAGTAGAAGGTAGAAAAGAATATGAAAGACAAAGAGCTCCTTCTGGTGGTTCAAATCCTAATCTTATCAATGATCTATGTAGAAATATGAAAACTAAGGGTAGCAGACACTATGGTAAAACTGCTGCTGAAGTTCTGGCATATGCAGGTTATAGACCAGGTACATCAATATATAATACAAATCTTGTAAAACTTCAAGCCTGTGAACAAAAAGGTGAAGTAACTACGATAGATGCTATTGCTACTGAACAAAAACCACCAGCACAAGATTGTCCATGTAAAGATGCACAAGGTAATGTAATACCTGGTAAGTTTGCGCAGAAAGATGAAAACGGTAACTGTAAACCATGTCTTGAAGAATGTACTTGTAAAAAATCTGATGGTAGTACATATACTGTTGGTAAAGATAAAGATGGTAATTGTGAGAAGTGTTCTGAAGAAACAACTGAAGACGGTGATGAAATGTCAGTTGAAAAACCACCAATAAGAGAAGCTGAATGGTGGTTGCAAGATACAGTAAATGCTGCAGGTGCTTTTGGTGATCTTATGGGCATTAGAAAAAGAATGCCGTGGGAAGCAAGAGTTGATCTTGAAGAACCAAGACCTACATTCTTAGATCCTACAAGAGAACTTGCTGCACAATCTGAACAAGCTAATATTGCTGCTCAGGCTTCTGCACAGTTTGCCGGACCACAAGCTCTTGGTTCTAGACTATCTGCTATTCAAGGTAAGGGAGCAGCAGCTGCTGCAGATACCCTATCTAGAATTAATAATCAGAATGTTGGCATTGCTAATCAGTTTGAAGGACAACAAGTAGGTATTAGAAACCAAGAACAGTTGATGAACCAACAAATGGCTAATAGAGTCTATGACAAAAATGTAATTGCAGATCAGCAGTTCCAAAATGCTAAGAGAGCTGGTAGAGCAAACATGGCTCAAGCTTACAATACTGCAGTTACTAATAAGTGGAAGACTGATGCTCTTAATCAAATGTACCCAGACTATCAAGTATCTCCTGCTTCTGGTGGTAGAGTCTATGCAGCTCCGGGTGCTAAAGATCCTACTGCAACTAAACCAGAAATGACAATGGAAGAGTACATTGAAGCTAACAAGGGTATGGACAAAGATTTGCTTAGAGAAGCCATCAAAATAAAGTATGGTAAAAGATTTGGTGGAGGGACAACATTCCGTGATGGAGGCTTTATCTACACTGTGTTTCCAGCCATAAGTCTCTAGTCTTAAACTTTTTAAGTTTATTAAACTTAAAAAATTTTGATATTTTTATAATATAAAGAATTACATATGGCAACCTACTTACAGGGAGTTACAGATTTCATACCACAGTTTCAGCCTTTTCAGCCTGACCTTAATTTCTATGGTAATGTTTTACAAACAAAGCAGACTCAGTATGACAATAACTGGAAAGCTCTCAACAATATGTACAGTAAGTACTATTATGCAGAGCTTACCCGTGATAAAAATGTTGCTTCAAGAGATGCATTTATCAAAGATGCCCAGTTTAATCTAAAAAGAATATCACAATTAGATCTTTCTCTTGAGCAGAATGTAAGACAAGCTACTCAAGTGTTTAGACCTTTCTATGAGAATAAAGATCTCATGAAAGACATGGCTTGGACTAAAAACAGGAACACTGAACTTGCTGGTGCTGATTCTTTTAGAAACTCGTTGGATCCTGAGATGAATAAAAAGTACTGGGAGCCGGGAGTACAAGAAATAATGTACAAAACTGAAGAGTTTAAAAATGCTACTGATGAGGAAGCAATGTCATTTGCTAATGTAAAGTATACACCAAATGTAGACATCCTAGGTAGAGCTAATGAAATTGCAAAAGACTTTGGTGATGTACAATCTGTAACTATTAGTGGTGATAATAGATGGGTAATCAAAACAAAAAATGGTGAACAGCTTGAAGAACCACTAGAAAAATTATTTCAAGCTAGACTAGGTAGTGATCCATCTGTACAGGCATATTTTAAAACTCAAGCATATGTAGAAAGAAAGAACTATGCTGAATACAATGCTGCTCAATTTAATGGTGATAAGAATGCTGCTGAGATGAGTTATCTTCAAGATAAGTTTAATGTTATGAAGATAAAAAACCAAGCTGCTTACAAACAAATGCAGGAGCAGAGTGTAGTTTATGATAATAAGATAGCTGACATTAAGGGTCAGATAGATGCTGGTAATAAAGATCCAAAATTAAAAAAGGCTCTTGATCAGTATTTAATGAACAAAGAAATTAATGATCAAGTACTTGAAAGAGTAAAAAAAGAAAATGATCTCTTTAATAGTAATCAAGGTGCAGATCAGAATAATCCATATGGAGATATCAAGTCTTTTAGATATAAGGTAGACTCTGGTGTGGCAGCTGATCTAATGAGTAAAAAACTTGGTGAAGCAGCTCACGTGTACGCATTTAGAAACTATTTCCAAGATATGGATGCCAACCCATATCAAGTAAATAATGAAAAGTATGCTCAGAACTTATCTTTGATGAACAAGAAGTATCAAAATGAGGCAGCACTTGCTGAATACAAAGCTGGGTTAAAACAAAAACTTGATGATAGAAAATACAAACTTGATGCTGGAACACACTACTTAAATGAAAAAGGTGAGTTAGTAGAAAAGTTTGACCAAGCTCACTTCTTTACAGAAGTTCTTGATGCAGGTACTGCAACATCTAAAACAAATTTAAGAGCAGAGAATGAAGTAGTTCAGCAAAGATATACTCAAAACTATGCTGTACCATATTTCAATACCATGATGAGAGTGCTTACTGAAGGCAGTACTGCCGGAGCTAAGTTAACTCAGAAACAGATTAACTATATCATCAATGGTAATGAAGATAAGTATGCTGATCTAAACAAATGGGCAAAACAAATTCAATCTAACCCAAATACATTCTTGGCAGATAAAGTTGGTATTAATTGGATGAAGGCCATTAATACTAGATTTAAAACTTTTGTTAGTGAAAACTCTGAACTATCTAGTATAAAAAATGTACAAGATCAATTAGCTACTACATCTACTAAGTTTGATGACTATCTGTTGTTCCTTGGAGAAAGCAAGAAGTTTGAGAGAGATCTTGCTACCGGAGTAGAAAAAGAACTTGCAAAACAAGGTATTAAAGGAGCCGATCTATTATATGATGAGAAGGGTAATAAGAGAAATGAAAAACAATTCTTTGAAGCACTCATGAAATCAGGTCAGTTATCCAAAGAAGAGATGGATAATATTAATAGAATCAAGAGAGAAACTGCTAATAGAACAGGAAAAAATATTGTACTTGATGCTGTAACACGTGGAATGACTGGTTGGTCAGTTACTGATAAAATATTAGGAACTGTTGCTAAAACAGTTGCAAATGCTGATAGAATTGGACCAGGTAACTGGCTCGACCAGATAATTGAATCTAAGCTCTATGGTAATTACTATAAAGAAGCTATTACAGCAGCAAGTCAAATAGTAAGTGATCCAACTGTGGTATCTAAAATAACTGGTAGAAAAACAATACCAGGATTAGAAAAGATTTCTGATGGTTCAGGTATGTTTGGTAAAGCACAGTTTACTGTTATTAATCCAAAGAGTTCCTGGGGTACATATCATTATGGTCAAGTACTAAATAATATTAGATCACAAGATCTAGGAGATGCTAAAAATGTTACTCTAAGTATAGGAGGTATTAGTCAAAGTGGTGCAGAAAACAAACTATCAGATGATACTACAAGAGCAATACTTGCTGAACTACAAAGATCTATGGATGCTGCACCTAAAGGTTTTAACTTTAGACTTGGTGTAGCACCTATTGCTATGAATAATGCTGGTAAGTCTGCATATATATTTCAACTTCCACCAGAATTAATTAAAAAACTTACTGGTAAAGAGAATGATGAAGGTGATGTAGAAGGTGGTCTATTATCTCCAAGTCAAGCAACACAACTTATGGAGAATGGTCTATCTGTTATAATGAACAGAAAAGCATTCAATAGTGATATGTATAATAGTATGTTTGTAGATCCACTAGCTGCTTATGTAGATAGAGATAATACATATAACTGGTCAGACCCTACTGATAGTAGATATAAAATTGATATCAGTCAGTCTTCAATTGGTGGTGATGGTAGTTATCAAATGGACTACAGTCTCCCTGTATTTGATACAGAAACTAACACATGGCAAATAGGTAACTATACCACTATTGCAGATAATGCTAAGCAAAACTTAAGTGATCTTAGAGACAACATTATCCAAGGTTTTAATGGAGCAAAACAAGTAAACAATCAACGTGTAAATGGCTACTGAAAATAACACTGAAGGCTTTAGCCCTCTAGATAATTTAGGTGCAGGTTATGGAGATCTAAACCTTCCTAATACTCCACAGTCTATGCTTCCTTTTGGAGGAGATAGAATACAAATGCCTGAGATAAATTTTCCTACACCAGATTCTTTTACTCCTGTTCTACCACAGTTTGATAAACTAAATCAAGAACAGCTTAATGTAAAACAAAATATTGTTGGTAATTCACCAGGAAAACCCGGTCCACCAAAAAGTGCTTCAACAAAAGATATCTTGTCTGGATTTGGTGATTATATACACAGTAGTATAAAAGCATCTCAAGATAAAAATACCTATGCTAGAATCTATCAATATGATTCAAGCTCTAAGGGTAATGCATACTATGATAGATATGCTGCACTTGGCCAAAAAACATTTGATAAAATTGGTTTCACTCCATTAAGAGATAATGAAGCTAACTTTAATGCTGGCACTACAGGTTGGGATGACTTTCAAAGAATGGTCAACTACTCCTTTCTTCCATTAGCTGGTTTAGGTCTTGTATCAGGTCCTAAGAGCTTACTAAAAGCAATTGGTGGTGACTTCGGTGGAGATCTACAAGAAGCAAAAGCATATGAAGAAGCTACATCAATTGGTTACTCTTCTAGAGGTGGGGTTGGTTCATTCTTCAATAATGCACTAATGAACTTCGGATACACTGCTGGTATCATTGGTGAAGTCATGGCTGAAGAACTTGTTCTTGGTGCACTAACAGGAGTAACTGGTGGTGCTGCCGGAGGTGTTGCTGCTGTAAGAACAGCAAGTAACCTATCAAGAATAGGAAAGGGATTCTCACAAGCCTTTTACATGGATAGATTTGCTAATGTACTTGGTAAATCTTTGACAAGTTTGAAGAATACAGAAGCAGCTAGAAATTTTTGGAAGGCTGCTAATACCCCAATGGGTAGATTCTTTAACCCGTTATCTAATACATTTGAAGCTGTCAATAATGTATCTAAGATAAGTAAGTTTGATAACCTAACAGGTCTAGCTAAAATATCTAAAACTGCAGGTGGTTTTTACGCAGATGTTAGAAACCTAAATGCGGCTTTTTCTGAAGGTAGACTTGAGGGTGCTCTTGTAGAGAATAACATGTATGATAGACTCTACAATGAATACTGGGATAAGAATGGTAAAGCCCCTTCTGATGAAGAAGATTACAAGATGCGTAAGATGTCAAAAGAAGCATCTGCAGAAACTATTGGGTGGAATACAGGTCTTGTGTACCTATCAAACAACATAACTTTTGGTAATATCTTTAAACCAAAAGGTGGGTTTGGTAGATTACTTGAGGGTAAGACTGCAGATCTAATGCGTACAGCTGAGGGTAGAATGGTAATTGAGTCAACTAAAATTGCAGGTGGTAAAGCTATACAAGCTGAAGCTAAGTACATTCAAAATAGTTGGAAAGAAAGTATAAAAGCATTTAAAGAAGCACCATTACAGAAAACATTGGGTGCTGTTGGTAGATACACTAGAGCAAATGTTGCAGAAGGTCTTCAAGAAAATGCTCAAGAAACTATTGCTCAAGCAACAGAAAACTACTACGTAGATATGTATAATAGTCAGGCTGTAAAGAGCCATCTATTTGCTAGAGCTGCACAAACAGCTGGTATGAGAGATAAGTTCTCCTACTACTCAGATGCCTGGGGGGAACAGAATCCATTTACAGAAAGAGGTTTTGAAACTTTTGCTACTGGATTTGTCATGGGTATTTTTGGTGGCGGTATGAATATGGTTCCTGGATTTGTATCCAAGAGCTATAATAGACTGTTTAAGCCTGAAAAATATCAAGAGTATATTGATGGTAAAAATGCCTATGGTGAGAAACTTGCTGCTACACTTAATAACAACTTGTTTAAAGATCCTATAAATGTAATAAACCAAAAGCTTCTAAATCTAGCAATCCAAGAAGATGCAAATAAGATGAAGGGTTCTGGTTCTAGAAAGCTTACAACAGATGCTTCAGAAAGAGCTTTTACATCTGCTGTTATTACAGCTATGATGACAGACTCTATTGGTGCTTTTAAAGAACAAATTGCATCATATAAAAATCTAACAGAACAAGAATTTGAAGATGCCTTTAAACTTGAAAAGGGGACTGGTAAGAAATCCCTATCTAAGATTGACTCTGTTTTACAAAGAATAGATGAGATAGAAGCAGATTACAAGGAAAACTATGAAAGATATCCAGATCCCATAGATCTAGCAGGTTATAAAAAAGGTACTGAAGCTTATAACAAAGCTGCTCTATATTTATCTGCATGGACAACTGCTAGAAACAATGTAATATTCTTAGGTCAAACACACAGAAGACACAAGTTTAGAATGGACAGTATGGCATCAACAGTAAGATCTGAGAAGCCACTAAATAAGATGTCTGATACAGAACTAATGGTTCTATTTGATACAGATAGGCTTACTTCTGAAATTGGTATGCTTAAAACTGAAATTGAATCTAGTAAGGGTTTAGTTTCTGCTGCCGAGCTAAAGAAAAAAGAAAGAGTTCTTGCTGCTATGCAGGACTTACAGGATAAAGTAGAGTACTACTACAGATACGATAGTGCTGAACTAGAGGCTACAATCTCTAATATGCGCGAACAGGGCATGTTTAAGAATGTATCAGATGAAGGTGTTGTCCTTGATGAAGAAGAAGCAGAAGCAAGAACAAGAGAGATTCTCCAAAAGAGATACAATATAAAGGAAAAAAATGATCAGAATACAACAAGAGCTGAATCAGATTTAGAACTTGCATATAAGGAATATCTGAAGTCAATTGCTGATGTAAGAAAAGATGAGTACTTAGAAAAAAATGCTGACAAGGCATTTGAATACATCTTAGATAACTATAGACTAGGTAGAGAGGTATCTACTCTAAACAAGTACATTAACTTACTGTACAATCCAAATGAGTTTCTCGACCATGTTGAAAGGAACTATGCATGGATGACCCAAGCATATCAGAATAGAAAACAATACTATGATGAACTTGTAAATCAAGAACTCAGTGACATAGAACTCAATGCTCTTCTTAATGAACTAGCTGATAAAAACGTCTATGTTAGTGCTGATGACATCTATGAGTTCCGTAGAAACAATAAGATCCCGGATGAGTTCTTTGACAATGGTAGAAAAATAGTCATTAGAAGAGGTAGTCCAGAATATGATCAATATGCTATGCTATTCTTGGAGGCTGTTAAGTTAAAAAATCTAAATCCAAAAGCTAGAAAAGATACTAATGAGAAATTAGGTATGGAACTAATGCAACTAGCTGTTCAGGAACAAGAAGAACTAGCTGCACTACCACAAAAAGAACAGAGAAAAGAGAAAGGTGATCTTGACATGCTTGGTAAGGAAACTGTAAAGTTATCCGAAGTTGCTAGTCAACTACAGAGTGGAGATACTCTTACTGCATTCTATCTAGTAGATGGGCAACCAAATGAGTTAATAGTCTATAGAGATGGTGATGTAATTAGGTTTAATGATAAGAACGGTGAGGTAATAGATGTACCACAACTTTCATATGATATTATAGATGGTAAGATTTTTACTATTGAAAAAGTTCCTGCAGATGCAATTGAAGCACAGAAGATCAAGAACAAATATGCTCAGAAAAGAGAAGAAGCTATCCGTAATGCTATTGCTGATATAAAATCTACACCACAAGTTAAGACAGAAGACTTTGTACCATTTACAGTAAATACACCACTTGATCAACTTGATAGAGGTTTATATACAGATCTACAAGTTGAGTTTAATGACTTTGTGGCAGAACAAGATAAGGATGGAAACTATATTAACAAAGATGAGAATGGGGAACCATTAATAGATGTTTATTCTAGACTAACTGAAGAGGAACTCCTTGATAAATTTGAAGAGTTTGTTAGAACAAATCCAAAAGCCAAAGAAGTTATTGAGAACTACAATAAAGAAATGCAGGCCAGAAAGCTTGAAGAACAGGCTATAAGTATTATACCACCTATCATTGACTACAATGGCAAGGAGATGGATATGGCTATGTACACTCTAGAACAAGCTAAAGAAATTCTTGCAGATCTAGAATCACAGTATGCTATTAGATCACAGAAAGAACTAACTGATGAAGAGAAAGAAGATCTACTTATAGATGAGCTCAACATCGCACGTCTAAGAAGATACATTGCTGATGTAGAAGCTTATGGTGAACAAGCTGAGGTTGCCGAGAAAGAATTTTCTTCTGATGCAGAACAACTTGCTGCTGAAACTGCAAAACGTAAACAATTAGCAGAGCAAGCACTTCAAAGAAGAATAGCCCTTGTTGAAGAAAAGAGAGCACTAATTGAAAAAGAAGAGGCTGAGATTAGAGACACTCTTGACTACCTACAACAACTTCTTGACAATACTGTAGAACTAAGTGGTGTACAAATTGAAGATATACTAAATAAAATTACACAACTGGAAAAGACTAACTTCCAATTAATAAAATCTAATAGTCAAAAGAAACTTGCTGCTAAAATAAGAGAAAGAATTAATGCTTATAAGGGTCAGGTTAGAAGAGAATTTGCAGTAGCAAATGAAATTCAGAATCAAATAAATATCTATAAAGCAGAGATAGAAAAAATTCTTATTCCAATTAAAAAGGATCTTAAAAAACAAGCTGACTACTATAGAAATCTACTTGCTGATCCTAACTTTGATCTATTTACTAAAACTGATATCCGCAATAAGATCAAGAAGATTGAGAAGAAGATGGGTACAATCCAGAGACTTATTGATATTCTAAGAAAAGCTATTGCTAGTTCTTTAGAATATCTTAGAGAATACTTAAAAATCTGGCAAACACATGATAAAGCTTTAAGTAAGTTTAAGAACTCAGGATATAAAGAACTTTCAGATTACACACTAACTCAGTTGAGAGGAACAAATGATCCTAGACTTGATGAGTATGCACAAAATAAAGCTGAACTCCAGAGACTTGAAAGAGAAATAAATCAAGCTATGGATGATGTAGAGTTCATTGATGAGGTTAGAGAACAAGAGACAAATAGAATGATGGAGCTAGAAGCAGCTCTACAGAAGTATCAAGATCAACTTAGATATCTATATGATCTACTTGAACCGGTTGCTGGAGATATTATTAGAGAACCAATTAGTAGCGGAGACGTTCAGAGTCCAGTTCCTACTGAAGTAAGGGCACAAACTGTTGAACAGGTATTTGAAGATGAAGAAGAAAAAACTATTATTTCTACATTCTCCCTTGCTGACATTGCTGATCTAGATCAAGCACTAAGTGAAAAAGCAGGTAGACCACTTACAGCACAAGAACAAAAACTTGATTCTGTAAGAAGTACTATCAGAGAAGTTCTTAAAAATGCATCCTTCATTAAACTGACTGAAGATGGTACCAAGTATATTAATACCAGAACTGGTAAAGAGTATATGCGGGTTACCAGTTACACTAAAGAAGATGAGATCAAAGATCCTAAGTTGGAAACTGAGTCTATGGAAGACTATACAAGAAGACTTAAAGATCTAGGTTATAGTGATAAAGACATTAATAATAAACTATTACTTGCAAGTTCTACTACTCTTGGCAATGCTATTGATGATTATATTAGAGACTTCTTTGCTGGTAAACTAAAAGATACTAGTAAGTATACATTTGCTCCAGTTGAAGAAATAGAAAAACTTAAAGCCAGACTAGAGACTATTAAAGCTTCTCTTGATGCAAGAGGAGAAATAGTTTTAGCTAATAATGTTGTACTATACAATGATGAACTTGGTATTGCAGGTACTGTAGATTTATTAACCTTTGATAGAAATGGTGATGTAAGAATCTATGACATCAAAACAATGAGAGGTAATCAGTTTGCTGAAACATATGAAGGTGAGAACCTAGTTAAATATGAATCTAAGAGGTTTGGTAAATCTAAACGTGAACAGCATACAGAACAGTTATCATTATATAGAATCCTACTAAATAATACTCATGGTCTTAAAGCTAGAACACTTGCTGTATTACCAATTGCATTAGACTATGATGCAGGGGGAAATAGTACAAGAACTATTGATGTACTATCTGGTGTAGAGATTACTCCGCAGGATGCTGTTGGTGCTACTGCAGTTCTTATTGAACAACAATCTACTTCACAACAAGTACAAAGTAGTCCACAAGCTGCTACAGGAATCAAAGTTGTAACTAGTATACAAAAAGATCTTAGAAATCAGTTAAACCTAATGGGTTATAGTGATTCTACAATTAATTTATTACCTAAAGCAGAAATTGAGTATATTATAAAGAACGGTATTCCAAAAGAACAATATGCTAATAGAGTTGTGACACAACCCATGACAGACAATAATGGTAGGTTCTGGGCACTTCCGGGTGACCCAATTACTATTACATCTATTACAGATAAAGGAATAAATGTTAGCAGAATCAATGGCAAAAGCAGTATCTTTATTACTTTCAATCAATTAACTTCTCAAACAGAAATGAGCACAGCAATCAAACCCCAAGCACCAGTGGTAAAACAAACTGATGATACTAAAGCAGTACTAAAAGAAAGTTCTGATCTAACGCAGGAGGTTATCAAAACAGAAATAAATAATGTTGAAGATAGAATCAAAGATGCTAAGCTTGAGGACTTAGAAACTGATGCATTTAACTCAAAACCTTGTTAATCAATGGCAATTACTTGTACCCTTGGTCGTGATAATATTATCAAACTTTTAGATGCTGTCTATAAAAAGATGCTTACTACTCCTGCTGGAGAAACTTTTGATGTAAATCAGTACATAAATTATATGTACAATGGTTTTAAAAAGGCCCAGGGTAGTGATGTAGCACTACAGTATATTCAACAAATACCATATATCATAGGTAGTGTAGAAGCACAACTAGGTGGTGAACTTAGTTTGAATATGCCCATTGAAGAACTAAGACAAATTACAAGAGCTTTTAGAAATGTTGATACAGGTTTATCTGCTATTGAAAAGTATTTAGGTTTAGCACCACTTACTCCTGAGGAGCTAGCTGCAGAGGCTAATTATAAAGCAAACAATCCTGTAGGAACTACATCAGATCCAATTGATCCGGATGCTGAGATTGAAGAGATTGAACTAAAAAGTAGAACAATTTTTTCTGGAACAGGTCAGGAATTCATAACTCTAGATCCAACAAAGAAAACACAAACTACTGTAGAAAGACTTGACAGAGATAAGACAAGAATTTACAATACAATCTCTAGAATACATAGAACTACTTTTCAGTTTGATACAACTCTAGGTAATCCTATATACCAGGGACAAGAAATTACTCTTGTTCCAATTGCATTAAATAGAATGCCAGATGCTCAGATGACAAAAGAAACATCTGATCTTCTAATTAGAATGAATTCTATTGAGGCCCAGGGTACGGGTACAGGAAAAGTAACCCTACCAAGTGAGGTGTTCATGCTTGTTATCTCAGATAAACAAGGCAAACCACTTTACTTTGATGAGGATGGTAATATTACTACAAAAGAAAATGGTAAGTATGCTTATCAGACTCTTAGAGAAGTAAGACGAGATAGTAGTGGTAAGTTTGTAGTTACCAATATGTATGGTATAGAAAATAAAATCATCTTACCAGCAGAAGAAGCTAGACTACGCATGAAAGAAATGGGGTACTCAACCCCCGTTGAATTCAAAGCAAAAACTGGTAAGACCATACAGCAATTTGCTGCAGAAATTGAAGCAGAACAACAAGCAGAGGCTAAACAGCTATATGATCTAAGACAAAAGTTAATTAAGGGTGAGAAGTTCATTCTACCTATTACTGGAGCTAGTGAGGGTGTATCTAATACTAGTATCAAGAACCTAAAGATAAATCAGCTTGAGTCATTCTATGCAAGAGAATCTAATGGGAAAACACTTAGTGAACTAATTATTGGTAACATACAAACTCTAGATAAACCCTCTTATGGTTTTGGTAGTGGTGAGACTATCATAAAGTTGGGCAATGGTACAATAGTACAACTAGATAGATCTGATATCAAATCAGATTTAGCTACCAAGATTGCTGAAGTACTAACTTCAGATGAACTAACTCCTACACAAAAGTTTGACTGGTATAGTCAGTTCTATGCAAAGGAGATAGTAGACATTCCCAATTCAACTAGAAGACATCAGGTATACTTTGATAGGGATACTAATGTGATTACATTTAAGTACTTTGCTTTTACAGGAAAACAGGTTGAATTAAGTGACTCAAAAGTCAATCCATCCACAACACTCAATCTAGAAGATAAGAATCTTAAAGAAAGTAATAAGAAGAAGATCTTTGAAATTCTCATGAATGGTAAGACCTCTGAGTCAGGAAAATACTATGCAGCCAAGTTTGATTACAGTCAGCCCTTATTAAGTAAGGGTACATATATGGACTATGTAGATGGGGAGCGTGTAGAGAAAAACTATATAGACTTCCTGAGACAACAAGATGGAGAAATAATATTAGGTAAAAAAGGTGTTCCATTATTTAATGCCTATGTTAAATTTGGTCTACCAACTGGAGTACTAGGTGAAATTACAAATGATCAATCTGAAGAAGTAGATAATAGATCTGAAGTCCGTAAGTTTAAAGACAAGATGGTTGAAGCAATTTTATTTGCTGATCCAAAAAGTATTACTGGAGAAGTAGTAGAAGTTAGAGAAACACAAACTAAAGATGGGTCAACTTATACACTAGATGTAAAAATAGATGGTCAAGAAGGAGTACATAAGTTTTATCTAAGTAGTAAAGCAAAAGTCGGTGATAAGATCTATCTTGAAGTCAGGGATGTAATTGATAATGGGTTCCTATTCAAAGATGTTGTAAAAGCATATGCTGAAGTAGAAGGTAGAATCTATGATATGGGATCTCTTGCTGAAAGAGATTTTAAGGCTGATGAACCTATAAGAGAACCTATTCCTGTTCAAACTGTAACTGCAGAGAGAGCAGCTGAAGATGAAGCTGTAGAATCAGTAGAACCATTTAGCAAAACTGTAACAGAGGATCAGGCTAAAGCTGGTGATGTAAATATTACTAATCCACCATATACTAATCAACCTGAGGATTCAACAGATATAAGTGATCTAATTGATAATTTTGAACTAGACAGATCAGCTAGTCTACCAAATGGTGTAACTGCAGCACAAGTAGAAAATGCAATCAAGTGGTGGAAAAACTCTCCACTTAGTAAATACATTAGACTATTCCCTGCAGCTAACATTGTAAACTCTAATGTATACGGTAAGTTTGTTGCAGCTGGTGCAAGATTAATTACTGATATGAACCTTGACCTTGACGGTAAAATGGGTGCTATCTTAATCAATCCAACCACAGGCGGCACAATGGTAGATGCATATCATGAGGCATGGCACGTATTCTCTCAGTTGTTCCTAACAAAAGAAGAGAAGACTGCATTATATAATGAAGTAAGAAAACTAAAACCTGAATATGCTAATCTCTCTGCAAGAGAAGTAGAAGAAATGTTAGCTGAAGATTTTAGATCTTATGCACTTAATCCAAAAGTAATTAAGGGTCAACCAAAAAGAAATACACTCTTTAGAAGAATACTTAACTTCCTCAAAAAGTTATTTAGAATTACACCTTCTACAGCTGATTTAATTAGGGGTGAAGAACTTGCAACAGAAGGTGTTGCAGGTGAGCTATTCCAAAACTTATACTTTGCATCTAAGAATCCAGCACTGCTCAACAACTATACACCATTAATTACTAATGTTGCACTTGATGAGCTAAACCGTGGTATAGAACAAGTCAACAATAATCAAGAAGATGCTCTTGATGAGATTGACTCTGCTCTTGTTATTGAATCACTAGACTCACTTCTATCAACAGTTGTTGACAATACATTTGAGAAAAAGGGAGCTCTAGATGCAGCAATATCTATTATTAGTAATGAGAATAATAAGAGCCAGTTCTTTGATTTTGCAAGAAAGAGATTTCTAAAAGATATTGAAAACATACAAGGTCAACTTAATGTAAAGCCAGCTAAATCTTTTAACTCATTTGAAACACTTCAGAACCTTGAAGATAATGCTGTTGCTATTATTAGGAGTAAAGAGGGAGATGATAAGTACATCTTCTTAAAAGGTCAGGTTGAAGACTTTAGTAATCTTAATTTAGATACCAAGAGTGGTGAAAGAATTAAAGGTGAACTATACAAAGGTACTATTGAGATTATAGGTGACTACTATAGTCATAAGACTATTAAGTCCAAAGACAAAGATGCAGTTGACATCATTGTTGTAAATTCATTAGAAGAAGCTCAAGCCCAATTTGATGCATATGAAAAAGATGATGATACTTCTTTTACAGATATTGAGCTCTTTCCAGATAGAACAGTAGGTGCTTTTGAAGTTGACTATGATCAGGCTGCTCTCTTAGACAATCTAAGAGTTTTACAAGCGGCAAGAGACAACTGGGATAAGGTTATTAAATACTTTGAAGAGAAGTCTTCATTTAATATAATGACCAAAAAAGTAAGGATTCAAGAAACTGATCCAGAAAATGATACTCAAGATGAAGATGCTCAACTAGATGCAACTAAGTCCCAGAAATTTGATAAGGGTGCTGATGTAAATTTACTAGAGATTGTAGATAAAGAAGTAGTCTATATTCTAAAAAGTTTGTTTGCAGTCACAAGAGACTCTAGAGGAAAACCAATCTATGAGTACAATAAACTTGGTTACAAGAAACTTGCAAATTACAAAAAGGTCTGGAATGCTGTTGTAAGAGCAACAAATAGTACTAAGGATCCTAGACAGATGTACAAGAACATTCAAGATGCTATTGCTACATATCCTGAACTAGAACAACTTATTAAGTTTAGACTTCCGAATCCAGAATCAATTGGTGCAGAGGGTACAATAGGTAACAAGATGAGATCATTTGGGATTGTTACATCCTTCTGGTCTGTGTTTAGTTTACCACGTGTGCCATACATGCAACTTACTGTGTTTAGAAATCAGTATGAAGAGATTGATAATAAAGGAAACAAAAAGATAACTAGATCTGAAACAAGTGGAGTAGAAGTAACTAATGCATCTACTGATATTAGTAATACCATCCGTAAGTTTGAGGCTAGTTTTGCAGCAAGACTAGATAGTGCATTTACTAGAAGAGATGCTGACAACAATACTATTCTAAAACTTGATAAAATCATTGAACAGTTTTCAGATAGGTCTGGTAACTTCAAAACAGGCAGTGAGTTCTTGTTCTTAAATGCTATGGGCTTCAACTTAGATGACCTTGGTAAGATCAAACAAGAACTATCTGATCCCAATAATGCCAAGTATTTTGGTGTTAGTTACATATTTGATACAATTAAAGATCTAAATAATGCTCAGAAAGCTGGATCAATGTCTGATGGAGCAAGAAGGATTCTTAATAATTTTATGAGGAATCCAATTACTGCACTCAGGAACGGTATAGATCCTGGAGTAATAGGTCTGAAAGATAGTTTTGTATTTAAAAAAGGATCTAAACAAAGTACCCAGATTGATAGAATTGTAACTCTACAGAATAAATTTGGTTCAACTGCTTCTACATTCTCAGTACAGAACCCTGAAAAGAATAGGGTTAATGAACATGTTAATGATAGTTCACTAACAGTTATTGCTGATGCTATAAATACCGCTAATGGTAGAACTGATATGTACCGTTTTGGTTCAACTGCAAAGCATCTTGATCCTTCTATAAACCCATTTGCAGAGTCATCACTTGCAATAAGATCAATGTTCTTACCAGATAATACAAAGAGACCTAATAGATCTGTTATGGTTGAGACAATTTCTGGTACTCAAACAATTAATACTATAATTGGTCAAAATGGTTCTATTAGAGATGGTGCTATCACAGGTTCAAATACTACATCTTTAGATAAGAGAGGTAAGTTCATCCAAGAGATGCACACGTTCTTAAAGACTGGTAGAGTAGAACTAATGCGCCCTGGATCCAAGAACTCATCTTTTGGTTGGAAGATAGATGGTGGTATAGCTACAAGTGCTATAAATAAAAAAGATGCACATCTCTATGTTGATATTGAGTCTCTTCTACCAAATACAGCCGGTGAAGCTGATACTATAGAGACCATTATGATTCCATATTTATCTTCTGAGCTCAAGAGAATTAACATTTACAATGAGAGTCCTGAAGCTAAAAACTATGTCGGCTATAACAGAGAGTTTAAAAATGGTAAAACCTTTGGTGAATCATTTGTCTACTTTGATGGTATACTAACTGAAAATACTCAAAATGAAATCCTAGAAAAGGTTAAGAGTCCTGGAGTTAAATTACAAGACTATCTTAAAACAGATCCTGAACTAGCAAAGAAGATAAAGGCTGAGATCAAGGGATACTTTACTAACAAGACAAATGAGCTCTATAACTATTTAAAACAAGCTCCATTTGTTGACAAAACACTCATGGATAGATTAAAGTTTGATAATCTAACCAATGAGCAAAGAGAAAAAACATTAGTAAAAGCTTTCATGTACAACTACTGGATCCATAATATGGAGACCAGTATCCTATTCTTGGGTGACATTGCTCAGTATGACCATAAGAAACAAGAACTACATAAGAGAATTTCAGGTCTCATATCAAATGGACCTAGAGTTAGAAGTGATTTAGATGCACAAACATTCAGTCAGTATCTTGGAGAAACTTCATATGCAGCAAGTGAGAACATGGCTCCTATTATGTATAAGGGTTATGTTAATACTGCTATTATGCAGGAAGTACAGAGAGAGAGTATTTATGCTGATGTAATCCGTAAGGGTCTTACTGCTGATTATGAAAGAAGATATAAGAACAGAAACATTCCAAATAAAGAAGCTCTTATTAAAGAACGTGTTGAAAAGGAAGTAGCTAAATATTCTGCTGACGAACTTAAAGAAGCAGATGGTCAAGGATACATTACCTTTGATGCATATAGAATGCTTAAGGTATTACAGAATAAATGGTCTGACCCACAAGAAAATCTATACCAGAGAATTGTAAATAAAGAAGATGTAAAAGCATCTGAGATTATTGAGATGTTCCCGGTTTATAAATTACAGAACTTTGGTTTTGTTGAAGGCACAGTACTCCCTGTAACTGCAATGCACAAGTTTGCACTTATGCCTCTAATTCCAAGTATGATTAAGGGAACTGATTTTGAGTCACTTCACAAACAGATGATGACGGAAAATGTACATTATGCTACATTTGAGTCTGGTTCTAAAGTAGGTCATGTTGCACCTACTGGTAGTAAAGCCGATATAGTATTTGAAGATGCTGCTCAAACTATTGTTAAAAAGAATATCAAGTTTACAGTAAATACAATACATGCAGGATTTCTAAAAGAAGCTGCTTCTGTAAATAGTAAGTACAAGGGTGAGACTGTATTCTCTACACAGTTGAGAGCCCTAATTACTAGTGGTTTATATCAACAAGGTCAGCTGGTTAATAAAGATTATGCACCAATTGTAAATGAGTATAAGGAGACTGTAGACTTCTATACTGATCTCCTTAAGTATGAACTACTAAATGAGATTGAGTATAATAAAGACGGTAACAAGCTTGTAGGTAAACCTGATAAGTTCTTAAAACTAATCAGAGAGAACTTAGAAAGAAAAGACTATCCAGATCACTTACTCAGACAACTACAAACAAATAGTGATGGGACACTTAAGGGTGACCTATCATACTTTATAGATAGAAAAACTATTGAAAAAACTATTCTATCTATTGTAGAAAAAAGATTTGTAAGACAGTATGTCAAAGGTGAACCTCTTGTACAAGTAGCCAGCACATTCAGTAATGGTCTAATTACAGGTGGACCAAGATTTGAAAAACCAACTGATGCTGAGAGAAAGAAGTTTCTAGGAACTAATAACCTTCCATTCTACCACCCTGGTGAGGATGGTAAAACCAATGCAATGAAAGTTGCTATTGCTTTACAGGGTGACTTTGAAAACTTACTGAATCTAAAACACATTGATGGTAAACCTATTGAGACTAGACAAAGACTCAATGAGATGATCAAGAATGAAAAGTGGTTAGATACTGAAGATAACAGAAAGAAGATCACTATGGCTGCTGTACGTATTCCTGTACAGGGTCTCAACTCTATGGAGTTCATGGAAGTATATGAGTTCTTAGATCCAGCAGCAGGTAACCTAATCATGCTACCAACAGAGATTGTTGCTAAGTCTGGTGGTGACTTTGACGTTGATAAACTTACCACATTCTTCCCTAACATTGATAAGAATGGTAATCTATATAAAGCTCCTGCTAGTAATAAAGACTTCATGGCAGAAGCAAATAAGATTAAGGATAAGAAAGCTAGAAAGAAGTTTATTGAACAACAGAAGTTTGCTACACAAAATCAATTTATTGATAGTATTAGATCTATCCTTGAGCTACCTGAAAACTATGCTCCACTAGTTAGACCTAATGATACCTATATACTAAAAGATCTTGCTGATAAACTGCAGGATGATGTTAGTACTTATGATAAGTTCACCAAACAAAATGGTGAGATTAACATGAAGGGTAACAAAAAGATACTTAGCCCTACTACTACATTAGAGCCACTATACAATTTAGCCAAACATGAGGAGAATTTAGTTGGTAAAGCAGTACTTGGTATTGCAGCTATTGAAAACAAACTAAGTCCAATGTTTGATGCTGCTGGTGGTAAAATGCCACTGACGTATAAAGCTACCAAATATGTAAATGGTAGATATGTTGTAGATACTAAGAACCCTGCTGAATACAATATGAGACTGAATCTCCGTCACAATAAAATTGGAGATCACATTTCTATATCAGATACTGATACCGCTGATGGTATTGATAAGATTGCTGATGTATATTCTCAAGGTATGAATGGTTGGGTAGATGTAGAAAAAGACGAGTGGATCTTCTATATCCAAGGTAACTATGAGATTGCTCCAACATTTCTATACTTAATTAAAGCTGGTGTACCTGTAAGAGATGCAGCATACTTTGTATCACAACCAATGATCCGTGAATTTGCAGAACAGCAAAGACTTATTGGTGGTGACTATGGTGCAATTTTAGGAATAGCACCAAGTGCATCACAGTTCACTAAGTTTCAATCTGCTAGAGATGTAGTAAATAAATATACTGCAAGATATTTATATGCTATCATGGATGGTGTGAGACCTGATATTGAATTCAATGTTGAGTTCAGACCAGTGGATGACTTTAGAGAGCAGCCAAAACCAGTGATGACTAAGGTTAAGAAGAGACAACTTGCACTAGAAATCCAGAGAGGAAATATTAATCCTCTTGAAATAATGAGAATATATCCGGAAAAAGGTGGACCATCAAAAGCTGATATCTATTTTGCACCAGATCTAAGAAACCAATTATACTATAATGCAGCTGATTTTGCTATAAAGAAAGCTGAAAGAGTAGATGGTAACTTCTCAGTAGACATGATGCAGGATATCATTGAAGGTAAAAAGAATGTAAATGATCTCAACAATGAGCAGATTATAGCTCAGATGGGTATGTTTTTACACTTCTATGAGATCCAAAAACAACTCATGGGTCTATCTGCAATGAAGAGACTTCTAAAACCAGATACAAAAACCTATAGTAACTTCCAACAGGTATATCTAGATGATGTAAACAGAGATCTCTTAGATGAGAATAGTAAGATTGATCAAGTAACTAAGGAAAGGCTATTCAAGCAAAGTATTGTAAGCTCACTCTTTGATAAGAGCATCATCACTGATGTTGCTGCTCCAATGATGGATCTCATTAACAACAGTATTACCAATAATGCTATTAAAGAAATTATTGCTACCAGAGATATATCATCTTTTGGTATTGGGACAGATGGTGTTGTAGCTTTCATTGATGCTTATAAAGATGCTATAGTAAACTTTATATACCAGAACTACTTATCAAATTTTGTAGATGCAAGGGGTAATATTATTTCTGTACCAGAAACTTATCGTGATGCAAATGTTACTAACAATAAAGCATTAGATAATGATGCTATCTATACAGATAAAGGGTTCATCATAAACCTTGATAACATCAAGAGAGACTACAGAGAAAAAGCTTATCTAGCTAATTCAGAGGCTGGCACAGCTTACAAAAATAGAGATGGTCTAAAACCATTTAATATTACAGAAGATCCATTTACTACAGAAGAGCAGTATATTAGATACGTTTTAGAAAGAGCATACCAAAAGACTCAGGGTCTAACTGGTTTACAACTAAACCAAGTATCTCTAATGACTGTATACAATCCAAGTGCTCTTACTAAAAATACTGAATACTCATATACCAAAATGGTACTTGATCTTGTTGATGAGTTTCCTGGTCTTAGATCTGAGTACCCTGTATTAGAACAACTATCAGCTAGAGCTTCTAGAGATAGTTATCTTCTAACTCTAAATGACAGAGATGTAGTAGATGGTAGTACTAAGAGTCAGTATGCTGCTAATATCAGAGCACTTGGTAACCCAAGAATTCAGAAAGTTAGAGGAGATGCTAATAATAGAATTAGTGCTATCTTCAGTCTTCTTCCAAAAATAGCAGTGTATCAACATGGTAATGGAACTACTCCATTTGGATTAGAGCTAGTAGTACCACAAGAAACTGTTATTGCAGCCACTAGAAATGCTGGAGATTTATTTAAACTAAACTACTGGACTCAAGATACTCTTAATCTAATATTTGATAAGCTGGTATCTATTGAGAACAACCGTAAGTTATTTAAGAACTATTTACTTACTCCAGTACAAATTAACAATCCTTCTAATGTAAGAACTGTTATTGAGCCATCATTTGATCCAGAAGAAATTGTAAGTACAGTTGGTCAACAAACTCAACCTGTTACACCTATAAATCAGATTGACTTCCAAGAAGATCAAAATACTGGTTATGCTGCAAGAACTAGAATAAATGCATCTGCTGATGCTACTATAGCACTAGCTACTGATTTTAATAGTGCTGGAGAAAAGTTGACTAAGTCTTCTGTGCTAGCTCAAAATAAAATGTACATTCCTATTGATGCTAGTTCTATAGAAGTTACAGCTGAGAGAGTAAATAGGATAGTAGATATGTTGAATTCTGTCAATGCAAAAACTCTGAACATTGCTGGAAATGGTATCTATACAATGAGGGGTAAATATACTCAAGCTCAAATAGACAATTTCACATACGGACTTCTAAAAGCTGTTACAGAATCACCTAGACTAAATAACAAGATTGAGTCTGTAAGAAGTGGTGGTCAGACTGGTTTTGATGAAGCTGGTGCAAAAGCTGGAATAAGATTAGGCTTACCTACAATTGTTCTTGCACCTAAGGGCTGGAAGTTTAGAAACATATCAGGAGTTGATATATCAAGTGAAAGTAGCTTCAAGTCTAGATTCTCCAATATCAATAGTACTGCTAGTGATGAACTGTTTGGTCTGGATATATCTAACCAACAAAACCTTGAGTTCCAAACAGGTACACTTAATCAAGTATCTAATTTCCTTGATGCTGTTGGTATTGAGCAGAGACTTGTTCCAGAAATTCTATCTGCTAATGGTTCTGTTGTAGATAATGCACTTGCTGTAGCCAATTTCATGCAGGGTACAGTAGACATCATAGACCAATTTGAAAAGAGACCTCTTGCATGGAACAAACTTCCTGAAGAGGCAGCTCACTTCTGGTACAGATTGTTAAAAGCTGATAGTCCACTTAAGAAGGCTCTATGGGATGCTCATGAAACATCAGTTAAGAATAATGAACTATACAGAACCCAATATGGTAATCTAGTTAGTAGTCCAGAAGATCTTACCGAGGAGTCTATTGGTCAGTTAATTGCTGCTGCAATCAAGAGAGTAGAAACTAGAGAGAGCACTCCGGAGGATAAGTCTTTCTTTACTAGGTTTATTAACTTTATCAAGAGAGTACTTGGTATCTATAAACAAAATGAAACCAAAGAAGATATATTTGAAGTTGCTGCTATTAAGATCTTAAGCTCAGATCTATCTGATCTAATGACGTGGGAAGAATATCTTGAGCTGAGTAATCAAGCATTCCCTGATACAGCAATAACTGAAGCTTCTATAGATCCTGTTGACTACGCATACTTCCAAGATAACTTGTTGATCACAACAGATGAGGAAGGTAACAACCTCTTTGCTGTAGCAGACTCACCACTGTTCTCTACAATAGAAGAACTTGATAGCTGGGTATATGCTAATACTAATTATGCTCAAGATTCTAAACAAGTAATCCAACAGATAGAAGATCAGAAAAAGTTTGTAGATAGACTTCTCAATAAAACATATAAAAGAAAAACAAGGTATCTAAGAAAGACCCTTAATAAACTATATAGTATCTATGATAAAGGAATGCCTACTATTCCAATGTACTTACAAAATGTAGAGAGTAGGTTTGCAACTGGTAGCAGTTTAAGCTTAACAAAGAAACTAACTCCAGAAGAAAGAAAAGATCTAGAAACTGCAAGAGATTATCAAACAATTACACCTACACTAAAAGCAATTCCCCAGATACTAACCAAGTACAAGAAGAATCCAATTTCACTTTCTGAAAAACTAAAAGTAGATGGTGTAAAGAAGGAAGAACTGGCATTACTACAAAATGTAATTGAAGCTATTAAGGCAGAAAACCCTAATAAAAAGTCCATCACTGCAGAAGAATTTGTTAATGAAGCATATGTTTTCCTAGAAACAAATTACATGCTAGGCTTTGCTAATGAGCTAGATCACTTGGACTATATGGTATACAATACCTTTGAAGATACACGGTTACCATCTGGTGACCCAGTACTCCACCAAAAAATATCTCTAAGATTTAATGATACATATTATAAGAGAGCTCCACACTTTAGTCTTGCACCTTCAGCATTTGCAAGTTTAACTGCATTCCCACAAGATAAATCTGGAAGGGTAGCTGTATTATTACATGAAATCCAAAATGACCAGATTGAAACACTGAGAGAAGGTACATCAAGACTTAAAACATTATCAAATCCACTACAAAAATATGTAGATGAAATGACAGATGTCATGAAAGATGCTGAGGCTCAAGTAGCAACAGGTGGGTTTGAAATATTATCTAATGATCCTAAATATCTAAATATATTCAAATCTCCTGTCTATCAAAGAGTAATTGATAATAGATTAAAAGATGATGATTTTAGTTATAAGCAGTTTAGAGATCTCTATCAGCATGATCAGGTCTACTTAGAACAACCATCTCAGTATACTGACATTATAAGACGTCAACAAGAACTGCTTGATGGTCTATATACTCAAACTAGAATAGTAAATAGCATTAGATCTACTGGTGGTTTTGAACAGTTCCTATCAGAAGATGATAAACAGATGATAAAGAAAGCCATAGAAGATGCTAATAGAACTACTGGTAATAATAGACAAAGCTTTCAGTTTCCAGAACAAGTCTATAAAGATATGTTCTCAAAAATACAAAAGAAGTTCCCTGCTTTTGACCGCGCAGCTTTTGATACAATGTTCTCCCAACAATATGGTGGTGTTATTAAACCACAATATCAACCAAGAACAAATAGAACCCAGCTTAATACTTCTGTTAACTACTTCTTAAAAGTTGTACTACCAAATGCTATTACTAATTCACTTAACAAAGATATTGCAAACAAGAAGCAATTTGTACTATCTAATATTGCAAATAGAAATAAAGCATACTTTGTTGAGAGAATGCTTAAGCTTACAAGAGATGAGTACAATGTATTAGTAAATAATATTAACTATAACTATAATGAACTTGTAAGACTAAGAGATGAAGCATCTGCAATAGCTCTTAATGAGAGAATGGCACAAGATTATGATAGTAATTATGGGGCATGGCGCCTTGATAGTTTAAAAGCTGACTCAGAAGAGCTAATAAAAAGAGCAACTGAACTAAGTGAAAATCAAACTGAAGCTATTGAAGCTGCTAAAACAGATCTTGAAAAACTTTTAAATGTTGAGTTACAGTATTTCATGCCACTAATTCATCAAGTACTCCAGACACACATTAAACAATATGGTAAGGAGACTCCTCTATTCTTTACTGGTTCTGATGCAACTATGTTAACCCAAGCAAATCCAAGAACAGCACAAATCTATGCTGGTCCTGAAGAGGTTAAGTACTCAAGAGAAGAAGTTGACATGATCAAATATAAACTAGCATATGATGAGCAACTTACTTTAAAGATGAATGACTACAATATTGTTGTAGAAAAAGATCGTGTAACTGGTGATCCAATTCCACAAGATGAAATGGACTTTGCTCTAAAAGCACTAACTGAAGCCAAAAAGAATCCGCAGACTAATGATGATATAATAAAAAGACAAGTTCAATTAACACAAGGTTCACCAATTTCTGTTGGTGCTATTTACACTATGTTAAGTAAAGTACCGGGTGTATCACTCCAGTATCAACCAAAAATTGATGGTCTAAAAGGAAGTACTGGAGGTTATTTAGTTGATTTAACAAACTATAATTTCAATCAACCATTACTATTTGGACTAGACTTTAGTGCACAACAGAAAAAAGAGAACACATATCCTAGGCTTACACTTGCAGAGTCAGATATTAAGAAGATTATGAATGGTACTAAGACCATGACTAATAGAATTAATGCTCTATCTACAGATTCTGAGTTCTATACTATGGACAATGGTGCTATTGTAAAAGTTAAGTACCTTGGTGAGGCTACAGTAAATAACAAAACAGATATTGTTACTATTACAAATAAGGAGACCGGTTCTAAAACAAATAGAACTCTAGATCAATTTGCTAAATCAGAAGGATTTAAGAGTGCTGCTGATTTTAAGAAGAACAATCTCCTTAGTGCTAGCTTCATAAATAAAGGTCAGGCTAGACAGGTCTACCAAGTAGAGCCGGTAAATAGTGTTAGAAGTGTTTCTGAAGGTTCTATTTCACCTGAAGCAAATCCAGAAATTACTGAATTCAATACATATTTAGAGGAGAATAATGGTGTTTTCCCTAAAGAATTCAATTCATCTAATGGTAGAAGATACTTACTAAATGATAACAATCTGTATGATCTTGTCAGTCCTGATGGAAAAACTATGTATCTTAGAAACATGGATCTCAGAACTGGAAAAGTTGAGAGAGTTCCTGAAGTAGTTGTACCTGTAACAGAAGAAAGAAAGAAGCAGTCAATTAGAGATATCAAAGAAATGATAAACCTAATGAGTCTAGATCTTGCAATGGCAGAAGATGGGTATAATATATTCCAGTTAATGGAAGACATCAAGAATGCTACTACTATGAGTGAAGTTGAAAGGATTGAAGAAATAATTAGAAAATATACTTGCTAAATCATGTCAATTAAGAAGTGCATAAATAAAAACAGCCAGGAGTGGAAGGACCTTGTAATCAAGAACAATGGTAATGAAGCACTGGCTGAACAAGAATGGTATAGAGAAGGTTTTGGTGACCGTGATGATCTCAACTATTATCCGGAGGCAGAAGAAGAAGATAAAGTTACTGAAGCTGACAAGGCTACAACACCTATTGAAGATCTAGTAAATGATGTAATTCTAAACTTAGAAGCTAAGCTTGCTGTACTACAGAGAAAAAAAGTTCAGAACTATGAAAGAACTAAGAATGAAATCAAAAGACTAGTAGAACAAGTCCGTGATGTACAAGGTGTACAATCTATTATGCTCTTTGTGGATGACGTTTATGATAAAGCTACCGTTGCAGAGAAACAGTTCAAATCATTTGTAAAGTCCATCAACCAGCAGTCAGGTAAGGCTGCAATAGATCAGCTCATTGCATTCTATGACTTTGCTAACAGATATGAACTACTTGATGAAATATCCAAAGAAGATGTCTTTGAGCACTTTACCAGTGATTTGTCTCCGGAGGAACAAGAAGCTGCAGGAATTAAATCCCCACAACAAAAGCTTACTTATGCTATTAGTGTAAGAAATCAGATCAAGCAACAGGTATCACAATATGGTATACCTTTAATTGCTGACTGGTTAATGACATATAAGTCTGAAGCCAGAGAAGGTCTTGGTGAAGAAGTAAAATCACTTGAAGCTGATATTGCAAGAGTAGAAGCTAATACTAGAATATCTGATGAAGTAAGGGAAAAAGAACTAACCAAACTTAGAGACAGACTTAGTAAAGTAAAGGGCTTTAATCTAACTAAGGAGAGTCTTGTAAGATATCTACGTGAGATCTCTGGAGATATGTCAGGCTTTGAATATCTAACAGGGGCAATGATTAGTGCTGCAGATCCGGTTCTCTCAATCTTTGCAAAAGCTGTAAAGACAGAAATGGATAATGCCAGAATCAAGAATATACAACTTGAGCAAGAGGCTGCTAAAGTATTTGAAGAATACGTAAGTGCTGTTGGTGGTAATAGAGATAATCCTGCTGAGCTCAACAGAGGTCTGTATGAGACAATTAGAATACCCCAAAGAGATGCTGTTGGAAGGGTGATAAGAATAGCAGGTGAGATTCAGTATGAAGATAGAGTATCTTATGTACAAAAATATGATATGTCTAAGTACTTTGCTGAAAGACAGAATTTACCACAAGCATTTGTACTATCTGATAACCCATCCCCACCTGAACTTGATGCATATAGAATAAGACAAGCTGCTAGAAGAGATTGGTTTAAAGAGAATACCCAGCCAAAGTCAGCTAGTGAGATTCAACAGATACTTAATGGTAAGCAAAGAGAACTCAATGCTAGAATTATTACACAAGATGAGTATGATAACTGGTACTCAAGTGTAGCGTATACAGATCCAGCTACGGGTCAACTAGTCTATATGGGTGAGTTAACGGAACCAAGTAATAAGTTCCTAAACAAAGCTTGGTTAGAATTATATGATCTGAATGGTAAGCCTAAGAATGCTAAAGGAAAGTATCATAAGTGGTTAACAGATACTTATCTATCATATCAAGAAGGTCTACCAGAAGCACAGCAACCGGGATATCTTTTACCATCAATCTATAAGACCAATGGTGAGAGAATGATAGACAATCCAAGAAGAGGAGTTAAAACACGTCTTCAAGAACAGTTTACTTTTATGGAGGGTGATACTCAGTTTGGTCCAGCAACTATTGCTGGTACTAAAGAGAAGTTCATTCCTGTATACTATACCTGGAGTATCAAACCAGAAGATGTCAGTCTCAACTTAATGAGATCAACTCTAATGTTTGCTGGTATGTCCAACAACTTTAAAGCACTAAATGATATCCACTCTGAAGTTGTATTATACAAGAAGATAGTAGGTGAACGTGATGTAGCTGAGACCAATGTAAAGGGAGATCCATTATTAAATCCCCTTGCTAAAAGACTTGGTATAGAAAGATACATTACTAAAGAGGGAGAATCTTATTCTGCTAAAAGAGTAAATGACTTCATAGATATGATAATCTATGGTGAGATGGATACAAGACAAAGTGTGCTTGGTCTATCAGCAAATAAACTTACTGGAAGTTTAATTGGTTTTGCAGCTCTAACAAGTATTGCAGCTGATATAATGAAGGGTGTTGCCAATAACTTACAAGGTAATATCCAGGTACTAATTGAAGCAGCATCTTCAGAGTTCTTTAGCATAAAGAATCTTATGCGGGGTAAATCATACTACATGAAATCTATACCAGGTTTCTTAGGAGACTTTGGTAAGTTCACTGCAGATAGTCTTGGTGGTAAACTCTTTGACCTATATGATCCAATGCAGGGTGACTATATGGATAACTTTGGTAGACTAGTAACTGCTTCAGTAGCTAATAAACTATTCAGAGTAGATACACTATTCTTTAACCAACACTTTGGTGAACATGAAATACAAGTATCAAACCTGTTTGCACTTCTTGATGCTACTACAGTAATAGACAATGAATCTAATCAGGAGATGTCACTACTAGATGCCTATGAAAAATATGGTGTAGAGGAGATTTATAACAAAACAGACTTCACTGATGGTAAAAGACAGAATGTAATGAATAGACTACATGCTCTCAATAAGAGAATGCATGGTATCTATAATGATTTTGATAAAGCCACGGCTCAAAGATACAGTCTAGGTAAACTTGCTTTCATGTATAGAAAGTATTTAGTTCCAGCTTACAAAAGAAGATTTAAGAATCTTGGCTATGATGAGGAACTTGGTGCACCTACAGAAGGTTACTATAAAACTTTCTGGAATCTTTATCTCAAGAACCTGGTAACTCTAAAGACTAGTCTCATTAAAAACTGGGCAGATATGTCTCCGTTTGAAAAAGCTCAAACTAAAAGAGTAATTGCAGAAGCTACACTTATCCTAGCACTTACAGCATTAGTTATGGTCTTAAGAGGTATGGCAGATGATGATGATGATGAGCTCAAGAAAAACTGGGCTTACAACTTTGTATTATATCAAGCAATCAGAATGCGGAGTGAAACATCTCAATATGTACCAATATATGGTATTAGGGATGCCTATAGAACTGTTAAGTCACCATCTGCAGCTACTACTACTATAGATAGAGCTATTAAATTTACAGATCAGTTTTTTATACAATCATTAGATCCTGAAAAAGCAGTATACCAAAGAAGAACTGGTGTATGGGAAAAAGGAGACAATAAATCTTGGGCTTATTTCTTAAGACTAATGGGTATCACAGGATACACAATGAGTCCTGAAGAAGCTATTAAAGCCTTTGAAGGTAGTCTATCTAGATAAAGAGGGGAGTTAATACTCCCCCTCCTCATTATTTACATATTCTACAGCTTCATTAGCATCTTTAAAGTGTATTATTTCAAACTTGCTTTCATCAAAGTTATATCTAACTACTTGTAGTTTGGTGATGGCATTATGTAACACACACCTTTTGCAGACTAAACATCTTCCTTTACTAGACTTAATCTGATACTTCCTTCTATTGGGGGGAAACTTCTCTAATGGCTTCTCTATCTTACATTCAAAACACTTAAGACTTTCCATCTTTCTTCTTATCTGTTTCCTGGAATAACTGATGGTTCTCCTCAAACCAATCTCTTGCATCTGCTTTAGTCTGCATAGGTAAACAACCACATGCCATACTTTCAGCACCGGCTAGGTAAGCTTCAATAAGGAGTTTCTTTAGTTGTTGTGGGCTCATCTTCTATTAAGTTTGTAATTCTACGTCTACCCTTCTCTCCAATAGGAATAGGGTTTCCTTCTTCATCAATGTGTACAAAAGTGATATTTGTTTTCAGCACCAAAGTTTGGGCCCCGGTGTAAACATTATGTGCTCTTGCTTCCATGTAAAGTGACACAGATGTATTACCAACCTTATGAGGTTTACCATATATCTTAAGTAACTGACTTTCTCTTGCAGGTTTCTCAAAGTTACATTTATCAATACTTACAGTAACCATTCTTGGAGTGTCACATAACTGCATTGCATAACCAGCAGCAGCTGCATCAATCCATGCAAGCAGTTTGCCCCCAAAAAGATTACCATGGAAGCCAAGGTCTGACTTCTTAATTGGATGTGAATTAAGAAAAGTCATTTTACTTCTATAAATTTAGATAGATTGGGTCTAAAGTATCCAGGTCCCTTTAAGATCTTACCATCTTCACGGAGAACAGGTTTGCCATCATCTCCTAACTTACTCATGTTACTTGCTTGTATCTCATTAAATACATCTTCTATAACATGTTGCATACCATGTTTAAGAATAGTTCCGCAGAGGATATATAATTGATCACCCAATGCATCTGCAATTTCTACTAATGAATTCTTAAAGCAAGCTTCTAGGTATTCATCATTCTCTTCTTGCATAAGAGAGTGTCTAAGGTTAAATTCATGTTCATTTAAAGGTCTCGGATATTTACCATTCTCTTGTCCAAATGCATTGTGGAATGTCTCCACTGCTTTAAGTTGTTCTTTCATATTTCAAAGTTAAAAAAAAAGGGGATGACTAAAAAGTCACCCCCCTCTCTTTTGTGTATTATTGTTTCCCTTTCAGGATCTTAGAAGAATGCTGCTGCATCATCATCCTCATCATCTGAGAAATTAAATGCAAAATCATCTTCAGTTTCTACTTGTTGTGCTTCAAACACTAAATGATCTTCTGGAGTTGGTTCTAAAGATGGAACCTCTTCTATTGTTTCATCAGGAGCATCCATAAACTCATCTGCTTCTAAATCATGAGCTGCACATGGGCTGATTATAACAGACATTTTAGTTTCTCTATTTAGTTCAATAGAATCTATAACTACTGGTGTCTCAAAAGTATTACCCATAGGATCTGTATAGGTCACTATTTCATCGCATACCTTGTCTACCCTGTCTTCCCTGACTTCTTCTATTTCTTCTACTTCTGCTGTCTCAGCTTCTGCTTCTGCAATTTGAACTAAAAGATTAGTCTGATTCTCTGGTTGACCATAATTTGTAGTTAACGGATCTATCTCAGCTTCTACAACTGGTTGAGGAATAGAAGGTTTAGAAAAGTTATTTACACTAGAGATAAAATAGTGAAGAACCCTCTGGTCCTCCATCCAAGTCTTCGGATGAGAAGTTTGTAGTGCACCAGTTACATAATTATAGAAAGCCCACAAGCTACTAGTGTCTTCAAACACATGTGTAGGTTTCATCATTTCTGATCTTACAATATTTGCCTGCTCAGTAGTTAAGATCTGATACTCTGCAAACAGAATACCAAGAAGTTGAGCTTGTTTTCTCTTATTCATCTTGATCTCCTTCATTGCATCTTTATCAGACTTAAGCTGATCATAATACATTTGGGCATCTTTAATCTGACCCTTGATTGTTTCTACAGTCTCCTCATCTGCGGTACCAGTATGCTTTCTAGCCCAGCTACCCATATCCCCGTGTACCATGAATGTACCCGCTTGGTTTACATATGCACCAACTCCACATTTAAATCTCACTTGTTTGTTGTAACTATTAGTCCAAGCAAACATCATAGATAATTCTGGGTCAGATTGATATTGTAACACATGAATCCCATGTGCAATCTGGCCATCTGCAGTTGCTCTAAATGTTTCAGAAACAACTCCAAAGCCTGCTACTGCAAGCTCTGCATATACATAATCAATTACAGACTGGTGACTAATTACAGTATAACTGTCACCATGTGTTGGTAAATCAACAGCAACTAACTGTGCTTTACTCCACTCACTAATCTTCTTTGGCATTTTAAAATAATTTAAGTTGTGTAATAATTGGTTCAAGGTTCCTTATCTCCTTGTAAATATTCTCTAGGTAGTAATCATAATTGATATCATACTCACTGAATTCTTTCTCAGTATAGTTAATAAGAGTAGTCTGCATCCATTTCCCAGCCTCAACCTGGATTTCTCTTCCGTCAGTATTATTCTTTTTAATAATTTTTGACCCGGATTTAGATACAAAATATCTTATTGTATGCTGTAAAGGTTTAACCTCATACTCACCATTAACAATATGGTGTTCATAAAAACTCCAGTCTCCCTTAATCTTAACACCACCACAATAATCAAATATGTTTTGGTTCTGAGCCAGAAAATCTTCGGGCTTGATACCATCTACAAAATATGCATGTATTGCTTTAGGTATAATAAGAAAACTCTTATTCTTATGTAGGGCCAGGTTATCATATTCAAACCTACCCTTGCACTTAGATTTACCATCTTCAGTGATGGCAATATAATTATTCACGTCCCCAAGAATAATCTTACTATAAGTGTCATGCTCTAATTGAAGCTGTGTAATATCTTCCCATCTCTTGCAGATATCCATATACTTATCTACATACTCTCTTGGGATCAATGTCTCAAGACCATCTGTATTTTGCATTAGTGGTATTGCATTGGGAATCTCTTCACAAATCATCTCATACAACATGCTCAGACTAAGCTGACCATTAATAGTAATCCTCATAGTAAACTCAGGATCATACAGAAAACTATTCTCATCATTACTCAGACCATAGGTTGAGTTTAGAATAATCTTGTACACATAGTTCTTAGGATCTTTCTTAGGAATCTTCTTCCTTTCTTCAAAGAACCACTCATACAAATCACAGAAATCATCTTGTTCTAGATGTGCTGGTGCCCACTTATTTCTAATAGCTAAGTTAGGATAGAAACTAGTAACGTCAGACGTCATTATTACCATATCCTCATTAGACTCATAGACCTTTGTAGACCTAGCACCATGAATACCACCTAGACCATAATCAGTTTTGACACCCTTATACTGTACAGAATATTTAAAACCACCCTTAGTCTCTCCTGGATAGATAACTACCTCCTGAAACTTCTTTAGTAAGTTCTGAAATGTAGCTGTCTTGAATTCAATGTAGGGTAGAATAATATTCTTTACTGTAATACGGGCTCTATGTGTGCGCATCTGTTTAAGATCCCACTTCTTTATGCCAGTCTTCTGACTTAAGAATAATAAGAATAGTTCCTTAGAAATTCTTGGCTCAGATGCAGAGTACAAATCAATACCATATTCTTCTGTTAGTGTTCTTCTCAACTCAATCTGACTCTTACTTAGATTCATGATCTGTTTAGTAGACTTCACATCATTAATACAATATCTGATAATCTCCGGTATCTGTTCCTCTACAATGTGCTCAGTATGACGGATGGGCATATCAATAATATTAGTCCAATCCATTGTATACTGAATCCATTTAAGAGAACTTCTCTTAGCATTATTATCCCAGTGGTTTAGTTTGAACACATCAAGCTGTCTAATACTAAGATCCCGTGGAGAGTACTCTAAGAACTCTCCATTGTTCTGTTTGTAGATAACATCCTGTGCTTTACCATAAATAAACTTGGCAATCTTTTCAGGACTCTGTTCAATTAACCACTCCTTATTTCTAATAATACTTTCTGTGATCTGACTGTCAAACCCGAGACCATTGAAACTAACATGCCACTCTTCATAATAGATATTTCTATCAAGGAACTCTATTAGCTCCCTGATATCATTTCTACTTTCATGAACTACAAATATTTCTTGATCTTCTGATTTGATACCCTCAAATACACCTATGAAACAATTACTAAGAGTTTCATAATCCATTACCCAATGTTGTCTCATAATATACATGTTCAGTTAAGCTGTTCCCCCTTTTTGTGCATAAAAAAAGGCAGCTACTGCCACCTTTCTTTTGCTGTTTCTCTCTAAATGCTATGCATTCATGATACTAAGATAGTCAAAATCTGGATTAACTGCAATAGCTCCAATAAAACTTTTGATGGATTCTGGATCAGAGATATAGTATTCCTGGAATACTTCAAGTTTATGTCTTTCTTGTTTGTTTCCTTTTGTCCCTGTAACAGGTACTCCATACTCATCAAGTTTAGGTAGCATCTGTAATGTATTTCTCTTTGTCTTAGAGATAATTACAAATACTTTGCTTTCCGGGTCAAAGATACATTCTACATAAGGGCAATCTACAGTCATAGGGACTGTTCTAAAACTTGCTTTACCGTTCCACTCTGAACTTATAAGCATCATATTTTTTTCCATGTTGGTTATTTTTATACAAATTAATCTAGAATTTCTATGTTTTCCAAATCTGCAACAATAAAAATTAATCTTTCTTTGTCTAGATCTGGTTTACTGCATAGCTCTCCTACTCTTTCTAACTCACTTTTATCTACATCTAATAGCTCTGCATATCTTTCAAACCATAGTTCCGGATTAAGATAACTATAGATATAAATATAGTTGCCACTATACTTCTCAAAGAAGTTTATAACTTTATCTCTAGACTCTTTTGATAGTTTACTATACTTACCATCTAGAAACTTCTGCCAATCATCTTGTTTATCAGAGAAGTCAAATACAAAGATGCTCTTCTCTTTGTCTCCCTTAACGTATTCAAACAGCCTGTTATGCTTCATCAGCACCTGTTTTTCAAAGTCCTGATACTCTTTATCAGTTCTGTGATGATACACACATACAAGCTTCATATCCTCAGGGGTATATTTGTCATCCCATGCCACATATGTGTCTTCTGGCACAACACTTGTACCCCTTTTAATGTCTAAGAGCGGATATAAAAATATCTTAGACTTCTGAAAGTATTTCCTATAGATTGAATTAATTACCATAATTACAGTGTTACATTACCTAAAGCTAGTTCATATGGCAGTCTATACTCCTTGTTCTCATAGTGATATCTTAGTTTATCTTCTATGTCTTCAAAGTCAGCTAACCACATTTCTAATGTTTCTTTGCTTACCTGGTAAGGATACACTTGGTTATACTTATCAATTACTATGAATGTAATTACTATATTCCATTCAACAGCATCTGGAAGTGGTTTAATAAAATTCTCCCAGGCAAGCTTGTGATAAATGGCAGCCTGAATCCAATACTTATAATAACCTACAGACTCCGGGAAAGATGCAATATCCTTACCTGTGGTCTTCAAGTCATTGATAAATAAGGTCTTGGTGTCATAATCCATTACCACATTATCTAAGATACCCTTATAGCCAAATGGTAAATGCTCCTGATTAATACTAATCATATGCTCACTAAATGTTTTTATGTGAACATCATTAGGAGTTTTATCCAATTGTAAAAGAGATCTTACTGCTTGATTAGACTTTAGTTCTATGAGAGATTCTTTGCAGTTGTTCAAAGTAACCTCATCTACTATAGTCTTATCAAGACTTTCTTTTAAGAAATCAAAGTAGGATTTATTTTCTTCTGTAAGAACTTTATCTAGTCTTTGAGCATCTGTTTTAAGAGACTGGTAGAGATTTGCTGTAACTAATTCTGAGAGTATTTCTTGAGAGTAATC